ATGTTAATATATTATATAATGTCATTATGTGAATATAAGGATATATTTGGTAAAGTTGGCGAGGGTATTCATTCTTATAGGGTTATGAATATCGCGATTATAGATGTTGGGGGAACACTTGTGGGGGCCTATTTTTTGCAGAAGTATGTGTTCCCACAATATGATTATACATGGGTATTAGTAGGGTTGTTCATACTGGGAATTATTTTACACCGTATATTTTGTGTGAAAACAACCGTTGATAACATATTATTCAATTAATTAAATTTGAAAATAGTATACTTCTTTCTTTTCAAATATAATTTTATGAAAAAGCAATCTGAAATAGTAAGATGCTTCAAATTAAATATAAAAAATGAAATACATAAAGATAGGTTCTTTAAAATTGTCAATGATACCGATGTATTAACAAGTAAATTAGAAAAGAATATCTATGATTTTTACAAGTGGTTACAAGGATTACATACTACACGGAATAATAAACGTGATATGTTCTTAGGTTTCATTTGGAATATTGTTAAGTTTAATAGAGAATATACAAAAAAAGGGATCATAGAAGATCCGTCCTGTTTACATGATTATGATATATCTTATCGTAAAATTGATAGGATCGCACTAAATAATGGATGGTGGACGTTAGATAGTTCTAAAAGACATCGTATTATATTATATGTATGTATTGAAAGTATTTGTGAAAATAAAGGACATGTTTATGTTGAATGGGAACAAATTATGAATGAAATTGGTGATGAAAGAAATGGAGAAATATATAGGGGTATAAATACAGATTTACTACAAAGATTATTACATAATCATGAATATCGTTCTAAATATGGTATAGAATTCCATAAGAAAAAGATAACGTTAAAGAAATATTATGATTATGAAACTAATTTATTGGAACATATACAAAACATACAAAATAATAAATATCCCCGTAAGAAACTAACACATAGTGATTTTAATTCGTTTTATGAAGATGATAATAGGTTGTCCGATGATCAATTAAAAGCGATTAATTATGCAATGAAATACAATATATGTGCGGTAACAGGTCAGGGTGGTTCGGGTAAGACATCATGGGTTGTAAAATATTTGTGTAAATATATTATTGAGCAACATATTTCTGGAAACAAAATATTATTCTTAGCACCCACACATGCTGCTAAGAAACGGGGTATAGATGAAATGAAAGGGGACGATATTTATGATCATTTAGAATTTTCTACGATACATTCCTGTATTTATAAATATAATGACGAAGTATTAAAAGTTAATACATCCAAACTTGAGAAGATTATTAATGAAGGATGTAGATATATTATTATTGATGAGATGAGTATGGTTGATTTACCGGTATTTAGTAAGTTCATTGAGATGTGTTCATCATTTGATGATTTACATATCCTGTTATTAGGTGATAATAATCAGTTAAAACCCGTTGGAGTTGGTTGTCCATTTAGGGATTTATTAGAATATAAGTTAATTCAAAGAGTTCATTTAACAAAAAATTACCGTTCCGATGGAGATATTATTCCATTTTGTAAAACGATTATGGAAAATGATACACCTTGGACACTTGATAAACATAAACATTCGTCATTAGTAAATAAATATAACAAAGATATAATATATCGATTTACAGATAATTATGAAGAAACAGATCGGAAGGTACGCGCAATATTAGTATCATTGAAAGACGAAGGACATGTTCCATATAGTTCAAATAATGAAGATGGATTTCAGGTAATATCTTATACGAATGGGGACTGTATAAATTATTCAAAGATCATTCGTAAATTATTTACAGAAAACAAATCGGATGAAACGTTTGCCGTGGGAGATCCAATCATTGTGAAAAAAAATGATAAAGACCGAAATATCCATAATGGTGATGAGGGTATTATTCGCGCAAACTCAGAAGATGATGATGACTCCTATATAGTTGAGTTATTAAATCAGGAAACGAAGAGGAAGGTTACCTTACAAAAAGATGAGATTAAACCAGCATTTGCGAGGACGGTTCATTCTTCACAGGGATTACAATTTAAGATGGTCATTTATGTTTGTAAGAATTGGTATAATTTAAATAAGAATATTAATTACACAGCTTATTCTAGGGCGAAGAATAAATTATATTTACTAGGGGGTTTAATGTGTTTCAATAGTGAACGCGTACGTGAGCCGGATGAAGACCGTAACACATACATAAGTTTAAAATATGATAAAGCTATTGTATAATGTACAAATATAAACTATATCATGATTTTACGTAGTGGATATATATATATAATGAGACCCGCATTATCTTACACGATATTTCACCAACGATTGAATGAAACAACATACTAATTAAGGTGTTTCTAATCGAAGTAACTGTATTTCCAATTGTCTAAGTCTAGATTTATAGATACGGATATCTTCTTTAATTCTACGAATTTCTTCTTGTTTTTTAGTTTGTTGGAGGTCTCCTTCGTTTCTTAATTTAGTTTGTTCTTTATCTTTCCACCATTTTTTATAACTATCTAATACATGGTTTCTCATACTATCTTTTTTAGACTTAGACTTAGACTTAGATCTAGACTTAGATCTAGACATAGATTTGGATCTAGACATAGATTTGGATCTAGACATAGATTTGGATCTAGACATAGATTTAGATGTTAGTTTATCCGTTTCTTTCAACCATGTTGATACTAAGTCTTCCATTTCGGATTTTGTAAAGGTAACACCATCCTTTGTTAAATCATTAATATATTCCCGAATGATTCTTTCTCTATATTGTTTAGAGTAGTCAGTCCACAAACTTGCAATACGTTGTATAACTCCTCTATCCATTAACATATCATATGTAAAATCACGTTCATAATTTTTAATCTGATCATTTCGCATCTGTTCTATGTCAGACTCTCTATAAGCGGGGACACGCGCAACCGTATCTGTATTCCTTCTATAATAATTTAATCCTTCAGCCTTTACGACATTTTTAGAATTGAAATGAATGTCACCTGGATTACCTATGGCTCTATATTTATATGTATCCTTGTCACTGGTTTTACTACATTTAAAACCAGATTTCATTTTACCCGCTTTATAATCGCTTTCACTACATGATTTATTAAACATTGACATATATATATATATATATATTAAATTAAATTTACTAGATTTCATCTAGGATGTGGATGAAACATAAAATTCATTTAGGGAATGGACAATATATGTATGTTAATAATATATAAATGAACGAACACATTTTAAAAGAACTACGCGGAATTAGACCAAACACAACGAAACGAACGTTTCTCCAAACACTTGAATTACAAATTAAATTAAAAGGTTATAATAATATAATTATTAAAAATGTTATCTTACCTTATAAGGTCCGTTTAAAACCATTAAATATATGTTTCTTTGTAAATTACAAACATTATCAGGATGCGGAGGATTTAAATATAGCTACATTATGCGAAGATAAATTACAAACATTAAAGAAAGATAAGGTGTTACAGAATAATCTAATTAAAACATATGACATATTTTTTTGTTCAGATACAATTATACGGAAATTACCCAGGTTAATTGGTCCCGAATTTTATAAAAAGGGTAAATATCCGGTGGTAGTACGTTCGGATGATGTATTAACAAACATAATAGATATTGAAGCGCGGAAGATACGATGGAAATTTAAAAAAAATAATACACAGAACATTGCTATTGGGAATGAAAGTTTTACAGACGAACAATTAATGGAAAATGTGGTATGTGCGTTACATTCATTACAAGGTAAGATTGAGTCTGCTTATATGAAATATACGATGGGACCTTCTGTGAAAATAATATAATGGTATATATTATAAATGAATCGTCCTTATTCTGGATATGAATCCGATGATCCAAGGACACATGGTTGGTATGAAGGTGCTAGTGGAAGTGATGATGAACCGACATATATACCCCCCTTTGACGAAGCTGATCCAAGGACACATTTTGGATGGAATGAACCCGTTAAATCATCCTCTAAAAAAACAAAACGCGTTAAAAGAAAAAGAACGGTGAAAAAGAGAAATATAGAACGATTAGAAACGATTATAAAAAAATTAACGGAATGTTTGTCAGAAGCTCAAATGGAATTACATATGCAGCATGGTGGAACGGTTCCCGCATCATATAACAAACTACCCAAATTGAAACGGAAGGTAAAAAAACAAGATAAAATAAATGCGATTGGAAACATATATAGTAAAAAGAAAACAAAACGAAAAACAAGGAGAAGGCGTAGATCCACCAGACAATAATTTTATTCACTACATCCAGGACATTTAAAACTATATATCTTTATAAAACATTGTAAATTATAAATATTATCTATGTAATAATATAATTATGTTTAAATTTACAAAGGAGGATAAAAAATGTTTAATGAAAATAGGTTTTGGTTTCATTGTGATTATGATATTATTTAAATTATTCAAAAATACTACATCTAGTAAACTTGTTGAGGGGCAGGTGAACAAAGGAATAGATGTAGATCTTATTAAGACTGTGGCGAAGAAACAGTGCTCTGACCAGGCAAAAGACGGCGAATTAGAGGACGGATGTTTAGCTATTGCGGGTACATTGTTGAAAAATTCTGACAACCCTGTTGGAGCAGCGCCAATGGTGCAGAGGGCGCCAGAGGCGGAATGGGCCGAGGACCGGGCCAGCACCTCAGACGACCTAGCCGAGTTGGGCGGAGCAACGGCGCCACCGAAAGGGTTTATATGGAACAAAGATAACCACTATTTTAACAAGAAGGAGGAGGAGCTTTTGTTCCGAAAAATCGTAATACCTGGTGGATATTTTGGGCGACGGGAGGAAAGCATGCCTTTGAGTTCTGGTAATTGCTCGCAAGCAAATATGGATGTCTGTAATGAAGAAGGGTGTAACGAGGCGATTGGCTGGGTGCCAACAGCAAATGCAAATGGTGAGATACACGGCGGACTTCATTGTCCATTGATGAATTCAAACGACCACCCTTTTGCCCAGATCGAAAGTGCCCTTAAATTTTGTAATAAGAGGTCTGAGTGTCAAGGTATATCCGCTTTTCTCGAAGGTGGTGAACATGGATTTCCACCTCAAATATGTTTTAGATCTCAGATGGTGGCAAATGGTCCGGAACCAAAAGGGTGGGGCAAAGGGAACCTCATTGGGGGTCAGGTATGTATGAGAAAGATTCCCGTGTTACAAGCGGGATTGCGCGTCTACGCGAAGTACACGGCACACCGGACTAAAAAAAATAAAGGTCTATGGTACGGCGCAACAGTGGTGGCGGTGGTCCACAAGGGTAAGGATGTGTTAGTGGATCTCCTCTATGATGACGGCGACACGGCCGGGCCCTCCAACGGAGGGAAAACACCGCCCGCGGTGTTGAAGGAGATACGATGGTGGACATCACCGATCGTGAACCGTTTCAATAATGTTGATCTCCCCCCGGGCGAAGAGAAAAATAAATTTTCCCTCCACAACGTTGCCCAGGCGAGAGCGTCGAAAATCGATGGCGACGAGGCGCTACCACCTGTTAGGATGATGCCAGGTTCGTCGGATACCTGAGTGGCTACCGGGTAGGCAGGGGCGAGCCGACGGCCACAGGTTCAGCCGCCACCAGGGATGGGCATGAGTCTGTCTGCGCAGGTGCCAAAATTAGTTTACAAAGGAGGATAAAAAATGTTTAATGAAAATAGGTTTTGGTTTCATTGTAAATTATAAATATTATCTATGTAATAATATAATTATGTTTAAATTTACAAAGGAGGATAAAAAATGTTTAATGAAAATAGGTTTTGGTTTCATTGTGATTATGATATTATTTAAATTATTCAAAAATACATCTAGTAAACTTGTTGAGGGTCAGCGTGTTGAAACCGGAGAAGACATCAAGGTCCGAATAGGGTACCACGTTGGTAACGTTGGCAAAACCCATCCTACTGGTGCCCCACCCTGGCCTGCGTCGTGGGAGCACTGAGACGCCTCATCTAATTTTCAGTAAAATTAAAATATTATAATTTAGCACACATAACGTTACCTATAATATATTCTTCGCCTACTTCCCGTAAGATGTCTGGATGATGTAATTCATCATAATATTCGGTTGCTTCGCTTCCACCAACTGTTAGAATAATACGAGGTCCGCCAGGATGAATAGATAGGAAATCTGATACATCATACACTGTATTATTTATAATAATCCAGCAATCCCCTTTTGAATTATGTTTTTTTATTTCTTCGGTTGTATATTGATTCATGTTATATACTATATAGTTCGTAAATATTTAAGTGTTTTATAATAATATGTTTTATAATGATAGATATCCCCCAACTTTTTACGGAGAAACAAGATATCTTATCCTACGATTTTAACAACATTGATACATATGTAGGTAGTGAGATAGATGAGTATGTATATATTGATAATTTGAGCATACCTGGTGATAAAAAAGCAATATGTAAGCAATATTTTCAAAGCATTGTATTAGGATACAATCATATTTTTATTGACAAAATGTTACAATCTGTCAATAGTCGTTCAAATATATCCTTACCTTTGTTACATAAGTGGGAAGATACGGTGAAAATAAATAATGTGGTGATTATTTCACATCCTGACGATGCAGAACGGATATGTAAAGATCATGTTAAAAAGGCACCTATTTTTAAGAGTTTTCTATATAATAGTATTATTTCGACAACCGATAATGATGAATGGAAGGAACAGAGAGGGGTTATGAATATGGCATTCATACCTAAATTATCATTACAAAAAATATTCCCTATAAGTTTAGAGAGGGCTCAAAAATGTGTTCATGTATTAAAATCACTAACAGATAATTATACAAAACCGGTTAATATGAGTGATTTCTTTTTACATGAGACACAAGCACAGTTACAATTATCTATGTTTGGATTTTCGGATACATTTCAGGAAACAACAAATAAAAAATTACGACAAGCGTTTGCTGGTATAAATGTGGAATATGTAAATGAATTTGCGGAAGCAGCATTACAGGAAGCAAGTATATCAAAGGGACCTTTAAGTAAATTATTTGATATGGAGGATGACAAACATAAAAATATAGGAAATATGATAATCTTTTCCTTTGCAGGTCACGACACAACGGGTCATACATTATCTTGGTTATTATATGAATTATGTAAACATCCTACATATAAACAGGAATTAATTCGTGAAATAGATACATATTGGTTGAATCATAGGGAACCAACGTATGATACGTTTAAAGAATTACCATTTATGACAAAATGTATTACGGAAACATTGCGATTATGGCCCGCATTAGCCAATGGGACATATCGTGAGTTGGAGCATGATGAAATAATCAAAGGAATTGATACTAAGGACGTATGTGTCCCCAAAGGAACATATTGTCAGATAATAAATTGGACACGACATCGTAATCCGGAGTTATGGGGACCCGATGTAGATACATTTAATCCTTATCGTGAGTTTAAGGATGAAGAGATATGGAATTATGAAGGATTTAATACATATAATGTATATTCAGATAGGTTTAGTCCATTTACGTATGGACCTAGAAATTGTATTGGGAAAAACTTTTCGCAGATGGAAATGAGGTTAATATTATTACATATCTGTAAGCATTATGATTTTTCATTAACAAAGGAACAGAGGGAGGTGGGAACTACAACAGATTATAAGGGTTTCAATACATTTACCATGGGACCTGGTAGTATATATGAGGATGAATTATTAGGAATGTATGTGGATGTTGTTCCCCGAAAATCCAAACTATAATGTAAATTTGAAACACATTTAGAAAAATATAATAAATAGAATAGAATAAACGCCTTATAAAATGAACACGGACATTACGAAACCCACTTGTAAGCAACCTCGTGAAGAGCTTAAAAAGAAAGGGACACAGAGTGATAAGCTACGACAACGACAAACACGAGATGGGGGGGGAGCATCTATCAATAATACGGATGCGAAGGTTCATGATGTCAACGTCAAGGATGTAGCTAGGAAGGTTATGGATGAGTGTATCAAAAAATATCCTGGAAGAAAATGGACACATAAAAATTCGTTACATCAGAGTGATATCTCTAAACATATTGTGAGTACATATAAACCCGAAAAATCTGGTTCTTGTATTCGTCCCGACGGGGGTATTTTGTATGCGGATGACATACCTGTATTGGTTACGGAAGCGAAGAAACAGGGGACAAATAATGTTCGTGCGAAGGAAGGTAAGAAAAAGCAGGCGATGGGGAATGCCATTGAACGTGTTCATAAGAATTACAATGAGTTAAGGAACTTATTTGATCCATATCCATTCTTTCCATATTTGGTCTTTGCATATGGATGTGATTTTGAGAAGGGGTCTTCAATTATTGACCGTCTGGGGGCCATGACATATTATGATGACTATAATACCCTCTATATTAGGGATACAATAGTGGAAAAAAATATTTATGGGGGTATGAATGTGAATGAACGACATAAGAAAGCATCTGTGTTTATTCAAGTGGAGGGATTTTCGAAAGAGTTTATTTTCGAAAAGTCGATGGAGGCGGTTGACATTGTTATGAATCTTTTGTAATATATTATAGAGAGACGATGTAAATAATTTCCATAACTTTATTAGACCTATCTTTTAGATTACGACTCCCTTTATATGTGTCATATTTAATTTCTTTTTTTGTTACTGAATAGGTTTCAAATATCTTTGTCCAGTCCTCATCTTTGATGATACCTTCATTATTATATGAAATGAGAACATATTTTGATTTTTCGAGACATGATTTTAATAAATCAGTCATAGTAGAGACTGCTGTTTTTTTATAGTTATAATTTGAACGATTCCATTCGTTGGGGATACCTGATACTTTTGATATCTTATTTGGCAATTCATTTTTAGTGATAAGATTTAACATGAAATAGTTACTTCCATAAGGGTGTTGATTATAGGGTGGATCTAAGTAAATAACATCAATATCATTGGGGAGACTTTTAATTAGTTCATTAATATCAGAATTATAGATATATGCTGTGTAGTCGTGGTTGCTCCAGATAGGTACATCTAATTGTATTTTCCTTGTAATTCTTGATAGTGCGTTTTCAGCTGAACCACCGAATGTTCCAATACCGGTTTCCTTATCCTTATAAAATCCTTTAAAAACACCGGCTGTGTTTGTATGGATGCTTGCTTTAATTAATAGTGCCGCTAGACAGTAGTTTTTATGTTCGGGTTCTACATTTTCTTCAATATAATGTCGCAGTGTATCAATAATTTTACCATTTTCGGCAGTATAAAAACATCTTTCATCTAATTTTGGATCAATTGTGGAAGCAGGGCAATAATGTGTATAGATGATACCATCCTCTATAAATGGACCATCTGTTGCCATTTTATTCATTATTTCGATGTGTCTTTTAATTGTTTCTTTATTTTCATCCGACGGTTTCATGAAAAACATATTTGCCATGAGGTAAGAATAAGACTCTAAATCATTAACATGTAATGTATCAATGAGGTGTATAAGTGACCGAGAAACAACACTACTACCTGCAAATCCATCCACAAAGTTTATCTTTTCTTTATCGAGTGTTGGTAGAATATCGGATTCAATTACATTTTGTATGTTTGAAACTAATTTGCGTTTATTTCCAATACATGTTAGCATTGATTGGTTCATAAATGTGGTATCCATTATTATTGTATAATACATAAATAGAAAATATGTTTCAAATTTGAAATATATTTCTTTGAGAATATTAATAATGGAAAACACCGAATTTACAAAACTATCATATAATTTAACAAAGAAAGTGCTTACAAAAAAAGAAAAATCAACTGAAGGAATATTTTTCACACCTAAAAAAGACAGACAAAGATCGATTGATTTAATTAAAGAATATCAACAGAACAAAAATATAACCATAAAAGATATATTAGAACCATCATGTGGTTCTTGTGAGTTTGTTAGGGACATAGATGAAACATTCAAAGATGTTACAATAGATGCGATTGAATATAATACAAAAATATATGAAGAAATAAAAAATTTAAAATTTACAAATAAAGTAAATATATATAATAAAGATTATTTATCACATGAAGGACATACGTTATATGACCTTATCTTTGGAAATCCCCCTTATTTTGTAATGAAAAAGGGGGATATAGACAAAAAATATTGGGGTTATTTTGTAGGGAGACCAAATATATTTATCATATTTATCATACATTCATTATTTAAACTAAAAGATGGTGGTATTCTTTCATTTATCTTACCTAAAAACTTTTTGAATTGTTCATATTACGATAATATGAGAAAATATATATATGAAACATGTAACATAATAGCGATTGAAGAAGGTAGTGGAGAATATATAGAAACATCTCAGGGAACAATTATATTTATTATTCAGAAACAGAAAGGTGATAATTCAAAATATAGTTTATTACAAAATAATTTTACAATATTTAATACACATAAGAACATTCAGTTACTTAATAAATTATATGAAGGATCGTCCAATTTAGATAATTTAAATTGTGGTGTTTCCGTTGGGAATGTTGTTTGGAATCAAGAAAAAGAAATATTAACAGATAATTGGCGAAAAACACGTTTAATTTATAATAGTGATATTGTGAATGGGAAATTAAAGAGACAAAAATATAAAAATGAATCAAAGAAAAATTATATCCATAAAGAGGGAAGTAATAAACCTGTGGTTGTTGTGAGTCGTGGATATGCGGGAGGTGAATATAATTTTGAATATTGTTTGATAAGACATAAAAATTATGTCTTGGAAAACCATATTATTGCCATAAAATATAAGGGGGACATTGACAATGAAACATTACTACCTTTATTGAAGAAAATCATAAAATCTTTTAAGGATCCAAGGACGAAAGAGTTCATTAATATATATTTTAGTAATAATGCCATGAATACGACAGAACTCCAATATATTCTCCCCATCTATGTGTAAATTCAAAATTGAAATGCCGTTTATTTTTTAGTAAATATAATAACTGTGTGAACAAGAGACAAAAGAAACTTACTAACTCATCAGAATGGAAATCCCTAGCAGGGTCTTTGACAGACAAATTGGCGAGATGTCCCTACGCGAGATCTTTGAGAAAGGTGATGATGGAGGGTATATCAATTTTGATGCAACGGAAGACCGCCGTACATCACGGAAGAAATACCGTATTGCCCTTCATCAGCGCTACGATAAGTGGTCACATCAAGCGAAGGAAACCATTATTGAGTCCATCTTTCTCAACTATATTATTGGTAGTCTTAGCTTTTCACAGCATGTTGACCACGACCGTATTGGTGACTTTTACTATGATATTGAGGACGGACAGTCACGGCTTACTGTCATTCAAGAATATCTAGAAAATAAGTTCTCCTGGATGGAGAAACTATTCCGTGAACTTACAGATGTCCAGAAGAACCGTTTCATGGACTATAAGTTTCCAAAAGAAATTACAACTGTGAGCCGAACACGTGGTGATACTGCTTGTATTAAGGACCATTACTATGAGAACTTTGACCGAATTAATCGTGGGAAGGCCCTTACAGATAATGATAAGTATTGGTGTCGCAAGGATAAACCAATGGTTAAGTTCGCGATTGATCTTATAGGCCGTTTTAATGTGGATACTGGATATAGTTTTATGAATACCGAAAAGTTCGGTACGGTTCGCGATGGTAAGGAAAACCGTGAGGTCCTTGAGAAGATCGTTACGATGATAGGTGGTATCCTTTATCAAGAATACAAGAAATCATTTGACCGCCATATCAATCATTATGGAACCCCTCTTACCCAAATAATAAAGAAGAATGTGACGGACTTTATGGAGTTTTATAAGGATATTCATGATGGTATGTTGGAGATTCAATCGAGGGAGCCAGGGGAAAAATACTTCAAAAGTAACTTTAATAATCCTGGGAAATTCTTAGGACTCATTATTATGGATTATACGACGCCGAGATTAGACCACACAGCGTGGTTCCATCGCTCGTTGCCCTATCTCCCTACTACCTTAAAGAAAAAAAAAGCTATGTGGGTGAATATTCTTAATATTGACCGTTCTTCTAATAATTTTATGATGGGAAAACAAACTCTTTGGATGATGGATTTTACAGATGGTGATCGTAAGAATCAGGAAGTATCAAACATTAGTAAGAGGTTAGAACGAGTTGTACAATTCTATAATGATAAGGTTGATGTTTCAGCAAGGTATGGTATTGAATACACTGAACTATAAATGGAATATTTACAATAGATTAGGGAATATTTTTTTTACAGCTGATATCACGAGCATCTGCTACTGCTGCTGCTGCCTTGTGTGCTGACCACGAGAGCTGTGACAGTTCCCTTGCCGTGGCATCTTCCTGTTGTTCGATCCAATGTTTAGACGAATTCGCAGCCACCTTCTGATCTTCTGCCTTGTGTGCTGACAACGAGAGCTGTGACAGTTCCCTTGCCGTGGCATCTTCCTGTTGTTCGATCCAATGTTTAGACGAATTCGCTGCCACCTTCTGATCTTCTGCCTTGTGTGTTGACAACGAGAGCTGTGACAGTTCCCTTGCCGTGGCATCTTCCTGTTGTTCGATCCAATGTTTAGACGAATTCGCCGCCACCTTCTGATCTTCTGCCTTTCTAACAATTTTAATTTGCCATGCTGGATTTAATACACCGAAATGATTTCTCCAACGTAATAGCATATGTATTTTCGTTGTTTCTTTATTTGTTTGTAATACAATTGTATGACACATACCATGATTACCTTTTTTAAGGGAATCAATATGTTTAATAGTACATTCATCTTCTATAATTTTATCATGATTGAAATCACCATTAATGTATAGCATAAAATGTTTATCTAGTTGTGTTTGTTTTAATTTATTTGTAATCTTTTGTAAATCTATTTTATCCTTAATACTATGTAAATACTTGTGGATTGAGTAGTCCGCAATAAGGTGTTTTTGTTTTTTTTTATTTAAACCCATGTAGATGACAGCAACGGAAGGGTTAATGTCATCTTCATGGGTGTAAATATAATTACACCAAGGATGTTTATGGTAGTTTGTTTGATGAACAAAATTAATATATTCTTCTTTTTGGGGTGTTGGGATATTGTATAATTCTGATATTTTCGATACAAATCCTTCATCAAACATATAGTCTGCATATAATGTAATATCTCCTATATCAAATTTTGTTGACAAAGATAATATTTGGGGTAAATCAGTTACTGATTTACCATTAAATTTAAATTCATTTTTATAGTCCATTCCATTTGTAATGAGAAAATCAAAATTATATTTTCTCCCAGCTAATTTTTTACAAACATACGATGATTGTTCTCCTGGATGGTATTTTTGTAAGAATATAAATAATTTACTTCGTAATTGATTCCATGTTTCAGAAGAGAACCATTCTTCTGGAATCAAATTATTAATCATTGCATAAATCATATTTTCTCTATTACCATTATGTTTATCATTATTATCACGTCCTTTGCATTTATTCCATACGCAAATATCATTTTTATTGATAATTACTTTCTTTTTATTAATCTGGATAGTCAATGATTCATCCATAACTTTATAGTATTTCCATCAATATATAAAATATATTTCAAATTTGTTTAAAGCTATGGACATAAATATAATAAAATGACCCTTGAATTAAATCTCCAAGATGAAATAGATTGTTTACGAAAACAAATAAAAAATATGGTGTTTGACAATACATGTATAACAGAAAAACATATGATACATATTCAAAAATTGATTGCAGAAAATAATCATATGAGACATACATATACTTGTTTTAAAACCAGTTATGATTATTTGAGTAATAAATGTTATCGTCAAGAAAAAGAATACGAAGTTATAAAAAATAATAATAGTACATTATTGAATGTAAATGAACATATAAACTCAGAAGTAAATATTCAGTCATATAAGGTTATTAAACTTAAAGAAGAAATCAGTACATTACATATATTAAATAATGAAACGAATAAAACAAATGAAACCTTACTTAATATGTTTCATGTATTAGAAAACAAGATAAAAACCAAGCATTGTATTCATATACTGGGAAGAAGTATATTTTTGTATAGTCTTTATTTGAATATGTATTATGTTCCGTATCCATTTTTAAATGGGTCTATATTTATCTTAGGAGGATTATCTGTGTTTTTTTGAACCACCTCTTTTATCAAGAAATGCCCCCTTATGTAATTTGCTTAGTTCAAGTATATGTTTATCCATACCAATTTCATAATCCCACGGAAGACCATTACATTCAACTTTTTGCAAGAGTTTATTCAATTCTTTTTTCCATATACCTTCATCGTCACTTGAACGTTTAAGACGCATACTTCCTTCTGTAATTTGTAATATTTCTTCAATTGAAATGTTTCCATGATAACCTTGTAATTCATGATAATGTGTTCTAAAATCAGGGATTAGTAATTTATAAATACCTATCGCTGCCCGACCCGGATTATCTGTAAAATTTTCAAGGCGGAAATCTGTCACATTAGTCCTAATTGCCAAGAACATTTGAAGTAAAAACATAAAATGACCCGTTCTATTTCCAATATTAGAACCAACACCTCTTCCCCCACCTACTACATTATTTTCATTCCCTCCATCTGTTTCAATGTAATAAAGGGCATGTGAATATGCTTGTACGTTATCTTCCTTATCATATAATTCAAAAGAAGAATGGGTTGCATGTAGAGTACCGATAAGTCCATTTTCATGGACATATCGGATATTAAATTGTGGATCTAATAATTGTATGGAATTTATATCCCTTACAAGTTTATCACCATTATTTTGTATATTTGTTTGCCATGTTTCCATTCCTATCACTCCCGTTTCCATACGGGTTCGCTTGATTGGGGGTTCTCCATCTTCTTCACGCGTGCGTTTGCGCTCACCATCTTTAATTAATTGTAAAGGTGTTGACATTATATTATATTAAATTATATTAAATTATAATATATACTATAATTTATATTGTTTTGAGTAATTAATAATAACTTGATTATCTTTTGAAAACATGTTCATTGTAAGGGGTGTTTTACTTATGGTAAGTTGTTCTTTTTTATAGGGTGTTTTTGTTTTATTTATAGATAATTTTAAATCTATTAATTTCATATCTTTTTCGTTCGTAAGGGATATGTTTTTCTTTTCATTTGATAATAATATATAAATACGTTTAATTATTTCATCATCACCCGTGGAGAGATTATAATAGATTCCATTATTATTATTTGTATATTTAACATTATATATATCGAGTAAATGTATTATTTTTTGATGATCATATAGAGAAGATACTTCCTCAAATATATATTTCTTCATATGTGGTATATCATCCATTTAATTAATATATAGGATAAAAAAATATGACCTATTTAACTTACCGGATATTTCATTTTAAAGCGGTCGTGCAACTATTTGAATTTTATCTGATTTATATTTAGCCCTTACCCCTACTACCTTTACATTCAAGGATTGATTTTTGGTAAGATCTTCAATGTGTGTCTGACTCTGGTCGTCAAAATAATTTCGAGGAATAATAATAATCAATGGAGAGTCTTCAATATGACGGTCAAGATTATTACCTACCTTGATGTGTGCAAGAACACCCATTTTATTTATGTTACTTACAAAGCATTCAATTTCATCACCTTCATTGGGTGAAATGACCTTTGCCTTAAATGATACAATATATTTAATAGATGCTGTACTATTATGTGTAACAACATCACCGATTGAACGTTTAATAACTGTTAATGATGAATCCATAATAAAACCATTATCATGGCACTTACCTTCGTATGCTGATTTTAATCGTTCCTTGATAATAATATCAATATCACCTGTAAGGTCGGATGGGTTTAATGACAATGTTGAATGAATAATCTGTTCATTAATCATAATATTATATTATATTATTTATTATATTTAAATAAATAATCAAATTTATTAATTAATATATTTGAGTAAGACTAAATCATATGGGATAAATACATGGTTTTTGGATGTTTCTGGAGTAGAGTCTTCGTCCATTCGAAATATGGTTTCGATTATAAGACATATAAATGTTTTTGATGATGATAATTTTTTCTGGCGGTCAATTTTTTGAACCATTTCAATTATGAAATCTTGAACATCGCGTTCCATTTGTATATTTGATAATACGTCTGTTTTACGTGTATTATATTCTATGATATGATGTCCTTGAAGTAATTCGGTATCATTTAAAAGTATATGTTTTAGTTCCTCGCAATATTGGTGTAGTTTATGTATACTCTCTGTTAATTCATCAGTTGATTCGCGTAATATCATTGATAATAACTCTTGTTCCATACCCGTAACCCACCTTTTGATTTCATCAAGTGATGAATCTGACACATCATCTATATATGTTCCTAATAATTTACTTTGTTGAAGAATAGATAATTTAAAAAACCTATATTTTTTTAGAATGGGTCCTTCTAATAAGACTATCAATTCTTGTTCCTTTTTATCTTGAAGGACAATCCCTTTACCTGATTTACCTTTTTCGATGTATTTTAATTTTAGTCTTTGTTTAGTATCCTTATAACTATGAGTCCATATGTTTGAGGTTTGTAGTCGTATCTTATTATGTTTCTTAAAAGTAGATACTATATTTTTCTTAATAATTTCCCCCGTGGGTAATTCGTGTATGTCTTTCCATGTGTCATCATCGTACATATAAAATGTAAAATCATGGAGAATATTCCCAGTGGATTTGGATGTATTTGCAAGGAAAAATCCAACAATGTCTTGAATGTTTGATTGGAGAATCAGATATTTATTTTGTACCTTTTGAATCAGATTATACTTAAAATAATCGAAGATATCATATTCAATTTTTCCACGTTTGGGTTTCATTAATATGATACTTTGTAATAAGGTTGCTTTGTCTTTAACCGTTAAATCATCTAAATAATGATGTAATTTAAATTTGTCGGGTATTGGTTTATCAAATATGGGAGATATATCATATTCTTTTGAACCATCAATAATATCTGTTTCGCGAATTTTACGATTTAATGAATTAATAATAGATTGGTAATCGTTTTGAATAATCTGTATTTGTTTCTTTGGGGGTTCCGGGAATATATTTTTTAACTCAATATATTTATATTGTGTTTCTGTAGATCTTTGGCGATATGTAATCGGTAAGTAGGGGTCTTGATTATAATTTGGTTGGAATAAATACATATCTTCTTTTTTGTGTAAAAATCCACTTTTCCCATGCATATTCCATATAGGAGTTTTATTTTTTACCATTTCATCTAATGTATAAAAGATGATAATATTATTTGTATCAATTCTATTATTTATTTCATCAAGAAGTGTTCCAAGTGTATAAAAGTTTTCTTTTCCATATAAACTTATAATAATCGTTAGAACATTTTTTAATAAATGGGGTGATGTAGATATATCAAAGGTATCAAAATCTAAATTATCTTTTGTAATGGAATCTAATAGTTCTTTATTTTCAGAACAAGAATAATCACATGTATCTTGAAATGAACAGATCTTAGAATGTGGTTTGTCATAAATTTCAAAATTATCTAATTTAGTTCCTTGTGAGGTTGTTAATGATATTGTCGGGACTGAATCCGGACTAATATAATTTATTTGATGATTTAAATAACAATCAATTGAATTCTTTTTAAGAACTTGTTCAATGTCTCCAATCTTCCGCGCCTTTAACTCCGCGTTGCGATACATATATATATCGACAGATTCATTGGGTGTATGGTGATTTCCCCCCGATTGTTCTAATAATCCAATTGTTTTTAATAACCTTGTATCATTTACCGGATACATATATTTCATAACTTTATCTTTCCCATTTTCGGTATATGTCATACCTTTGAGTTGTGATTTCCCGGTTTGAATTTCCCTAAATTTAATATTAAGCTGTTCCGCCCTCTCTCCTGAATATCCTGCTTGTTTAATATAGTTATTAAATTCTGATTGCGTTAAAAATACTCCTTTACCCAATTTTTTTCCAGGAGACCATATTAATAATTTATTTGGAATTTTAATTTTTTCTGATAAATCATGGACTTGTCTAAATGAAAGAAGTGTCCCATCTCTGAGTAAAGATATAAAATTCTTATCTACCTTTACGGGTCCCTTATCTACCTTTACGGGTTCCTTAGCTACCTTTACGGGTTTCTTAGCAACCTTGACGGGTCCCTTAGCTACCTTATCTCCCGATTGTTCTAATAATCCAATTGTTTTTAATAACCCTGTATCATTTACCGGATACATATATTTCATAACTTTATCTTTCCCATTTTCGGTATATGTCATACCTTTGAGTTGTGATTTCCCGGTTTGAATTTCCCTAAATTTAATATTAAGCTGTTCCGCCCTCTCTCCTGAATATCCTGCTTGTTTAATATAGTTATTAAATTCTGATTGCGTTAAAAATACTCCTTTACCCAATTTTTTTCCAGGAGACCATATTAATAATTTATTTGGAATTTTAATTTTTTCTGATAAATCATGGACTTGTCTAAATGAAAGAAGTGTCCCATCTTTTAATAAAGATATAAAATTCTTATCTATCTTTGCAGGCCCCGTATCTACCTTTACGGGTTCCTTAGCTACCTTTACGGGTTCCTTAGCAACCTTGACGGGTCCCTTAGCAACCTTGACGGGTCCCTTAGCTACCTTATCTTGTATTTCTTTTTTCGTTTTATATATTTCATTATATTTCACTAAATGGGTCTCATTAGAACTCATTATATCAAAAGTATCATCTTCATTATTTTGCTTTTCAATGTAACCATTGATTATTTTGCCTTTTCTTTCAAAGAAAACATTTTCATATTTCCTGAATATTCTTCCATCTTTTAGGGGATAACGGGTATATTTTTTTTCAATAGCATCATCTCCATAATAAGAACTATCATCGCTATCAATTGATATATCATCTTCTTCTTCTTCATCATCATCTTCATCTTGACCTTCTTCTTCATCTTGACCTTCATCTTCGTCATCTTCTTCATCGTCATCTTCATCATCTTCATCATCTTCTTTCGGCAAGCCGACGCCAGCTGCGCGTTCCTGCGACTGCGTCATCTCCTCTTCATCTTCATCTTCATCTTCATCTTCTTCATCTTCTTCGTCACCTTCATCGTCATCTTCTTCATCTTCTATATGATTTATACCGACATGATGATATACAGTAACATTCCTTTGTTCTTGAGGTAGGTCTATATGCGAGCAAAAACGAATACCTCTCCCAATGATTTGTTCAAGGCGAAAGAGATGAAACCATGGTTCAAGAATATGTATTTCACGAATATTTTTAAGATCGAGACCTTCTGATGCAACAACGGAACCTAATATGATTTTAATTTTTGAACCATCTTTATTTTGGGGAGACACAACTTCATTAATTGATTTTTGATTATTCGGGGATATATCTACATTACCTGACAGAAATACATAATTGCCGAGGTTTTTATGTTTATTTGGATTATCCGTAAAATCAAGAATATTAGGGGAATTATATCTATTATATCCCATATGTTCAAGGGCGAGTGCGATTGGTACTAAACCGGAAGCGAGATATTCTGAATATATAAAAACAATACCCGTTGATGATTTTATTTTATTAAGTATGGAGTATATTTTGGATGAATACTTTTGTATCATACTCATATCAAACATGGGGACATTATCAACTAATTGAAGGTATTCTGAGCGATATGAGTAACTTCTTAGATTATTTTTAACAGATTGACGCATAATATTACTAATACCTGTATCTCCTGTCATTTTTGTATATTCTATGGGGAGTGTGTTAAAATCTTCACCTGCCGAAATAGATCTTTGAATATCCATCGTTGGATACACAATATTTGAAAGTTGGACACCTTTTTTATAATCGGGTATTCCCAAGGATGATTTTTTACGCATATCTTGAATAAAAGCATGATTGGTAATAGACTGTAAATCTGAAAACTTGGATGAATACAGTTTCATAAATTTGAATTGTTTATCTTCATGAATAGGGTTATTCCATAAATCGTTGGTTGGATAACTGGTTAAGCATTGTTTGTCGTGGTTACTATCTGGATACACACGAATTGGAAACGTAATAGGGTTTTCTCCACGAACATAGGAAATATATCCACGTGATTTTTCAAGTAATAATTGTGTTCCTTCATCTGTTAAATTATAATCAGCATCAAATAAATGACTATCCTTAATTGGTGGACGATTATCATTTTTAAGTAACATATTTAACATCCATCTAATTTCGTTGGGTTCATTAAATAGAGGGGTTGCAGATAGAAGAATAAGTCTCATATTTTTGCTATATTTTATAATTTTTTCAATATTTACCAATGTTTGTTTCGAATGTTGTTCGGTGTCTTTATCGTCTCGCATATTATGGACTTCATCAATAATTAAAAGTCTATTTGAAAAATATTCATCAATTACTTCTTTTTCTTTTTCTTTCTTTTCTTTGGGAGTTAGATTTCTATCACCAATTCGTGTTTGTATCATTCTATCAATCTTACCGGAAAATTCACGGTATCCATAAAATTCGTAATATTGTTTTATCATTTTATTTACTTTATTCCCTACACCTGTTTGTCTTTGGTAGGTTTTTTTTGACATATTTTGTATGATATCATGATATGTATCTCCTGTACATTGATTATCTCCCTTTGTATGATCATAAATTGTGTTTTTCCAACCGGGTTGAATATTACCTGATACAAGACATATTATTTTTTTATGTTTTGATGTATAAATATCTCGAAAACTATTACTTATATTTATAGCTGTACATGTTTTGCCGACACCTACACCATGAAAAATAAGAAGACCTCTGTAAGGAGTATTTCGATGGATAAAACTTTGTAATAATTGTTGGTGATTTCCCAATGTAAATTCATTCGAACTACATCTTTTTTGAAGTTCTTCTATATTAAAAGAATTTTTCTTATGAAAGAATTCTGCTTTCTTAGATAAATGGTACATAAAATGTGGATCATTATGAGACGGGTATGAATTATAGTCGCTTGTATAAGGTGTATGTCTTTTATCTAATATTTCTTTTATTTCTTCCATTTTTTTCTTTGAGCCCTTACGGTCTGAGTGAGATGTATCATATGCTTTATGAAACATACTATACAAATCTTGATTATTCATATCTTCCATTAATATAATCCATATAAAAATAATATGCCTTATTTTACGAAAATATCTTTTTGATATTCTTTCATAAAGTTAAAAAATGACTTGATGACATTTTGTTTATGACGGTTATATTGTCTTACTAAATTGGTTGCTTGTTCTTCATTTACCCATTTTATATTTTTAATTTCGGTATATTGTTGTTTATTATCTTCATTAATATATAATTCATGTGGTTTTATTAGTTTTCCTATATAATAGACATGTTTATATTTGACATTATTAATACCTGTATATTCTTCAATGAGTGGGATAATATTACTATATAGTTTATAATATGAATTATCAATATTTGTTTCTTCATGAAACTCTCTAATTGCACATTCCCTGTTATTTTCATATTTATTTCTTCTTCCTTTGGGGATTTCCCATTCATTACAAGTATAATTTGTATCTGATTTATCAATAAAATATTGGAGGTTAATCAAAACATTCTCTTTCGTGTAGTATCCTTTTTTAAGTTCATTAAATAATCTTTCACTTTCATTGTATTCATTTTGTATTTTCCGATTAATTGTCTCGGTATGTATCCATAACATTTTCCATAATTCATTAAATTCATAAGAGATTAATGTTTGTCGTTCATGTATAGATAAACGATTAAATAATAGTTGAATATATTCAATATTATATATGGATTTATATTTTCCTCGTAGAAATTCAATAAAAGCAAGTGTATCTTTTCTTTCAACCATAACGATATCTATCTTCTTAGTTTCTTTATTTTCATTATAAAGGAATATTCCATAACTTAAGATAGGGTGTCGGCAATTACGATAATAATGTCCTTTGTTTCCACAATTATTACAATATTTTTCCATATCATTTATATCTATTTTTTTCTTAAATAATATATAAATGATATATATATAAATGGATCCAGAAATATGGGGACCCAATGCTTGGTTATTTCTACATACAATTACATTTAATTATCCCAAAAATCCTACGATTATAGATAGAAACAATTATTATGATTTCTTTAATTCATTACAAAATGTATTACCTTGTGAAAAATGTCAAGAACACTATAAATTAAATTTACAAAAGTTCCCAATACAATTACAATCAAGAAGACATTTAGTTCAATGGTTAATTAATATGCATAATGCAGTAAATATTCAAAATGGAAAAGAGGTATGGACATATGATGGTGTATATGAAAAATATAGTTCTTTATATGGTGGTGGTGGTAAAACGGGGTTTTCTTTACCAAATATGGACACATATATTATATTCATCCTATTCATTGTAATTATCATAGTTGTATATTTATATTATAATAAAAACTTCAAGATGAGTGATTCATTTTATTAATTCATTTTTTCATCGTTTCAATTTCAATTTTTTTCTTTTATATAAGTAAATGGGGAGACCAAGGATATTAGTTGTAGATAAACTAATTACAGATAAAGAATCACATACATTCGAGGGTAAATGGATCGATGAATCATTCTTGAAGTTTCCTGTTATACGTGAAAATGTGGATGTGTATTATATGGAGGATGGAGAGCGTAAATTATTATTAAAGTTCCGTAGAAATTGTATATCTTCTTCATTAATAAGGACGGGGTGGAAGTCATATAAAGATCTTGCAAAACCAAGTCGTGGAAGAGGGGCATCTGCTGGACCGATTGATATGGAAAGTCAATATTGGAAAAAAAGAAAATTAGTAAATACAAGTAAATGGTCAACCGGATATTTAAAACCCGATGGAAATATATCTAAAATGAAAGTCAATAATCAGGTAGCATCAAATCCAATTGGGTTTTATGAAGCTGCCTCTAATTTTTGTAAATTACCTTGTCGTTTAACGCATTTTACAAGAACAAACTTTGAAAAATATAATGAAGGTCTTCCATTTATTCAGAGAATATCTAGTTTATTTGAAAAATTAATACCCGGATCATATGAAAAACAATTGGAAAAGGCAAATTTAAAACCTCACCTGAAGATACCTGACACATGTTTTTCAACAATTACGATAAATCGTAATTTTAGAACCGCGTGTCATAAAGATGCAGGTGATTTTAAGGGTGGTTTTGGGAATTTAACAGTGATTGAGCGTGGTAAATATCATGGTGGATATACTGTATTCCCTCAATTTGGGATTGGTGTGGACGCGAGATCGGGTGACTTTTTAGCGATGGATGTACATCAATGGCATTCAAATACGCCTATTTATGAAACAGAGGAAGATAAACTATTTAATTTACAGATGGATCCTGCTTTTAAGGATAATCCCGAAGTGGGGACAGTTGGTATTTATGAAAAATATACTCGATTAACATTTGTATGTTATTTACGAGAAAAAATATCAAAATGTCCCGATGAAATTGATCCGAGATATTTATGTAAATCAGGTCATTCAAAAATAAGTGAATCAATTTAAAGAATACTTATAATAATTAATTTAAAAATGACAGAGCCTAATATTTCATTAGTTACAATCCTTCATGATAATATTGATTTTTACCCATTAATTAAGCATCATTGGGATACATTTGAGTATCCCAAAGATAAATTGGAATGGATTATTATTGATGATTCGAAAGAGGATCATTCTAAATTAATCCCCTTAGATGAAAACATATTATATATAAGGGTGGATGCGGATGAATATCTTGAAAAGATAACATTCCCCAAAGATGATAAAAAGACTATCTGGAATTATTGGAAACGAGTCCGTAAATTACCAAATGGATTTAAAAGAGATTATGCGGTTGGTCTAACAAGTCATGATTATATTTTACATATCGATATTGATACGATTTATCAACCTAAAACAATCCGACGTAAATTATCTTCATTACAGAAAAGCAAATTAGATTGTGTGTATTGTAAGTCTATGTTATGTTATGATATTTATGGGAAAAAGATATATAAAACAGGTAAATCATTTGGTTATGAATCTACATTGTTTCATACAAAAGAATTTTGGAAACAAAAAGGATTTGAATGGAGTGATAATCAGAATGAAGCAATTGCGTTCTATCATAATAAGGGTAATTGTCGTCATATGGAAAATTATTATGATACAATCAAAATATTAAGTGTTCATAATATGAATCTTTATCAACCTAAACAGGTGACCATTGAAAATTTAGATATTAAGATTCCAGACATCCTTGATACAATTAAAATTGATAGACATCCATTACAAGATGAATTATATGATTTATTATATGATAGACAAGACGTAAATGTACTTTCCATTAATTCACATATAATTGATGTTATTGAAGAGGAATCATGGAATTGTCATAAATTGACGATTGACTCCAAAGCAAAAGAAAAAGTAATCTCAAAAGAAATAAACAAGTTAAATAAGGTGTTTGATGTGTGTATTATTAATACAAAGAAACCAGTATGGGTATTTATACCGGAATTTAAATTTAATTATATTATACTTGAAAGTGAAAGAAATCGAGAACAAATGGATTCTATTTTAAAGAAGAATAATTATATGTTATTTAATGAAATATATATATTGAATATGTGATTTTTTTTTCTAATTATATAATATAAAAATAATGCCCAACCATCAAGCAGTTGTTCATAATGTTAGTTCCTTCTTTTCTGAAAAGTTAGTTCAAATCTCATTAGTAAGTGGTGTCCTTTTCTACATTGTTGCAAACTCAGCAACATTTGGTTTTGTTGAAAAGTTACTCAAACAGGTCCTTGGAGTCGTTGGTGTAAATATGTCTCTTAAGGGTGAAAAATTATTAATCTTCCATTCGTTAGTATTTGCTACATTAATGGGATTTGTTGTCAAGTTCATATTTACTCCTTTGATGGTTGCTTGGAAATCGGGTGAAGACCGTGCTTCCTATATGGATGGTGTCCTTGAAGGATACGGTAAAGGAAAATATGTTGAACCTTACCGTAACAAACACAACAAACATAAAAGATAAGATTATCAAAAATATTTTCTAATATATAGTTATAAATGTCCGTTCCATCTCAAATGTCTACGTTTTTTTCTGAAAAATTAGTACAAATTTCACTTATATCGGGTGTTCTCTTTTACATAGTTGCAAATCCAGTTGTATTTAATATGGTTGAAAAAATATTAAGGAAAGTATTAAGTGTTGTAGGTGTAAATGTCTCCCTTAAAGGTGATAAACAAGTCATGTTTCATGCGTTAGTTTTTGCAATACTTATGGGATTTTCTGTTAAATATATATTTTCACCGGTTGTTAACTATATGGGGGCGAATAATGTATTATCAAATATAGGTATTGAAGGGTTCGATGAAGCTGCCTATGCAGCTGCCAAGAAAGAAGAAGAAAAACGCCTTAAAAAATAAACCATACATTTTTTTTCTAACAAACTATTTAAAAATATTTATAATTCATTATAGTATAATAATGAGATTAATTGATCAAGCACATAAGAATATTAATATATTAAAAAACCTTAGACCCGATGATACATTAGTTGGGAATCGTTTTACATTACAAACGCAAGATGAGTATGTACAACCTGAAAATATGCATGAATTAGAACGAGTCATTTATTTTACATTTCACCATTTATTCTTTTCATTAAATGATTCTAAATATCCTCCCAAGAAAGTATATGAAGTCATGGAAGAATCATTGGATAATATCTTTGATAATAAACAATTACAAGAAATGTTAAAAGATGATACATTTAGAAACATAATAGATGATATAGACGATAAAATATCAATTATCTCTGATAGGAACTATTTTAGAAGTCCATTTTACCCTTTATGCGCAGGTATAAATAGTTTACATTCTATTGTATATACATTTTTCAAAGAATTTGATGCTATGAAAATGGTACATGAATATCAACAAAACGTTTTACACGAAGATAATAAAGAAGATAATAAAGAAGATAAAGAAGAAGATAATAAAGAAGATAATAAAGAAGATAAAGAAGAAGATAATAAAGAAGATAATAAAGAAGATAATAAAGAAGATAATATTATAGGGCACGTCTTAAAATTGTATGAAAAGTATAATGGGGGGATACATACAAATGAAGAAACTACGAAGGATAAGTAATTTAAAAATTAGATAATTAAGTATATTAAAACTAAATACATAAAAATGAAATTAAATTTAATATATAATCGTAATAGTGATTTTATAATTGGTGTAAATGGAAATTTACTTTATAATATTCCAGATGATTTTCAGTGGTTTCAAAGGATTACCAAATCATCTGATAAGAATATCCTTATTATGGGGTATCTAACATGGAAAGACTTACCTAAAAAACCATTACCTGGTCGTTTGAATATTGTGGTATCAAATACACATCGGGATGAGATACAAGTATGTCCATCAACATTGGTATTCTCTACATTTGAAGAAGTAACTACATATCTTGATACTATTAATTATCATAAGATATTTGTAATAGGTGGATCTCAGATATTTTCATATGTTTATGCGAATTATTCGAAACAGATTGATTGTATTTATGAAACAGTTGTAGATATGACATATGATAAGAAAGAAAATGACATATTACATTATGTAAATGATACATATGATTCAATGTTTTCGTATGAAACTGTATATCATAAGACAAAGAATTGTAAAGGGACAATGTATGGACATGAAGGTGAAATGGATATACCATGTGATTTTATGATACATCAGCGTTATGAAAATATCAATCGACAAGAATATCAATATATAAATTTATTAAAGAAAATAAGGGAGGAAGGTATATTAAAGGGTGGACGTAACTCGGAGGTATATTCTAGTTTTGGTGAAAAAATGAAGTTTGATTTACGAGAGGGATTTCCATTACTAACAACCAAGAAAATGGGATGGAAGACAATTTTAAGGGAATTATTATGGTTTCTTTCGGGGTCCACGGATAATAACGTATTACAAGCAAAGAACGTTCATATTTGGGATCAAAACGCATCAAAAGAGTATATGGAAACGCGTGGTTTAGATTATGAAGAGGGTGACCTTGGTCCTGTATATGGTTTTCAATGGAGACATTTCGGCGAAGAATATAAAGGAAAACATATCAAGTATCATGGAGGTATTGACCAAATAAAGAATATTATCCACTTATTAAAAACGGATCCGACGAGCAGACGTATTATATTATCTGCATGGAATCCGATGGATGTAGACAAAATGTCATTACCACCATGTCATGTGATGACGCAATTCAATGTTGAAGGACAATATTTAGATGCTCAGTTATATCAACGGTCGGGTGATATGTTTTTAGGTGTTCCTTTTAATATTGCGTCTTATGCTTTCTTGTTACATATATTGGCTAAACTTACAGGGTATATACCTAGATACTTACATCATGTAATAGGGGATTGTCATATTTATAAATCACATATGGATGTTGTCGATATGCAATTAGAAAGAATACCATTGATGATGGCGAAGATTGATGTGAAAAATATAAAAGATATAGATGATGTAAGGGAAGAAGATATTAAAATTGTCGATTATAAATATGAAAATATTATTAAGGCACAAATGGTAGTTTAGAAAAATATACAAAAATATTTTCTAAAATATAATAATGAAAAAGTGTAATTGTGGTGGTTCAAGTGAGAACGAATTTAATAAACCTATAGGTGTTCCGGTTCCTCAAAAAAGACTATTAGCATCACCGATTAATAATATGAGACGGGAAAATACGGAACAAATTATTCCTTTTATAAATGATAATATTTTACAGTTATTAATTTTAGGAGGGATTGCGACCGCAATCATATTAATCGTAATAAAGAAATGTTAAGTATTAGTTTGAACGATCATTTTCATTTTCATTTTCATTTTCATTTTCATTTTCATTCCCCTGTAATACATCTTGTACTTCAGGTATTCCTTCATCTGAGTCCTCATCCCCTTCGTCCAAGTCACCACCTTCATCTTCATCTTCATCTTCACTTTTATTAATTAATATTTGTATTTCATTAATTTCATCAACCACATTTTCCGCGAGTGATGAATTACTAATTGCTTTTGAAAATTCGGATACCCTTCCTAAGGAAACAATATCACTTAACTCTCTATGTTTATTTTCTTTATGTATATTTTCTGTATGTATATGTTCGGTATGTTCCTGTTCGGGACGTTTCCATGTATTCATAGTTAATTTTTTCGAAGCACTTGCAACAATATCGGCTACTTTTTCTTCTTTTGTAGGTACGTATATTTTACAACGACTTAGACCGTTACATATATCTGGTTTTTTAATGTCAGTCATATCCTTGAATGATTTTCTAAATTGATTAATTATACTATCATCAATTGTTGGGGACTGTTCTATTAGACGGTCATAATCAGCACGACATATCTTCAAAAAATCATACGCTGATTTCCTTCGTTTCGGTTCAAGTGCCAATTCAACAGATATATTACGACCAAACTTGGACCATTGAAGTTCAGATAAACGGTGTGATTCTAATAATTCGGCATACCTTAAGAAATTTTGTAATGTTGAAAGAATTCCAGCGAATATATTTACCGAACCAACGCACGCCATTGCTATTTGTTTATTTTCGTCAGGGACAAATGAATCCATTGCAAAATTAGCTGTCCCTGTTAAGGTTGATAAGATAATAACTGGAATTGTAAATGTATAGTTCCTAACACGGTATAATTTTTCACAACGACTGTGTAACCAACGGTAGCATGTTGCTATATCAGACCACTCAGCGAGTAGTTCTTCTTGTTCTCGAGTCCATGGAATCTGGGGTGTTTTCACTTTTTTTTTGAAGTCCATGGATATAATATATATACAATATATTTATTATAATCTAGAATATATATATATATATATATTACAATGGGTATAGTTCCTAGTAGTTGTAGGTCTCCAAAATTACTTGCTTCCGCATCATCTATCGCCAAAATGGAAAAGATAAAAAATATTATAAAAGATAATGTTACGAAAAAAGGTTCTAAATCAAACACAAAAGTACTTACAAAACAACAAGTTTCCATAACGGAAGAAAAACGAAAATATAATGAGGAAGAATTGAAATTAGTAACGAAAGACGGGAAGTGTCCCATTGATTCTGATCTGGGTGGTACGAAATACTCGATGTATGGGTGTTCATATGATGTTTTCCAGGAAAGTGATGTTAAAATATTGAAAGTAGATGAAACACTTATGAATGATACAACCAATATTATGGCGAAAATAGATAATGAAATACAAAATACATTTCCTGCAACTGGGTCAGATAGTCAAATTGGGAAACCTTTAAAAAATCCAAATATAGTTGAAAAAGTAAATAAGGTATTTGATTCATATAAAGAAGAAAATATAATAGATGATAAAGGGGTATTGAATATAGTCATTACTAAACCTATTAAATGTAATAATCCTTGTTATGGAGGCAAAGCAAATCCATTAATCTCAGATAATATTGTATTAGATAAAATAGTGGATGAAATATATGATCATTTACCATTAAATAATCGAGATATTAAATATGAGGATAACGAATCAATGTCTGTGGGTGATAAATCTATGACACCTGATGAAAAAAGAGCACATAAAGTATATTGTACATCCATGGCATACTTTAATATTGTATTTTTATTCTTGTGTGCTTTATTGTTTTGTGTATTGCTGAAATATATATTTAATAATTAATGGTTTTATAATATTATTTTTATATGAATATTATTATATAGTATTTATGCCACACTCCGGACCAAGGGGATTTTGGATGTTTTTTAATGAAGTAATGATGGGTAAGGAACAAATGCCTAAAAAGAAATGTGCATTTACATCCGAAACAAATGTGGAACAAATTCAGGAAAAATTATCATCAACCACCAAAAATTTTACACAAGAAATATCACAGGATATTGTTCAAAAAGCAGAAATAAATATACGGTGTGGAGGAGAAGAAACATTTTTAAAAGATTATCAATTACAACATAGGAAACAAGAATATAATATCTTTACAGGGGAAGTAAAACCTGGATCTGGATGTCTTTCATATGGTTGCTGTTTTGATGTTTTGCAGAATTCAAAGGTATCATTATATGCAATTAATGATGCGAGTGCGAGCGATGTTTCAAAACTAGAAAATACGATTACATCTTCAATTGTTGCTGAGATGAAGATAAAAGGGGATTGTAAAGATAATGATATTGAGGCAGTTCAAAAAACAATCATAAAACAAAGGTTAAAAAATGAAGAAATAATTTTACAAGAAATAAGACAGAGTAAAGTGTCTATTGCCGAAGTCTCTCAAAAAATAGATTTAAATTACGACGAACCCTTATTATGTGTTAATCAATGTAATGCAACACCTTCGGCGGGTGAAATAAAGCAGATATCAAACGTAGATATCATGACCAGAAATATGATTAAGAGTGTTATTAAAAATATTGAAAAAAATGTGATAAGTGCGAAGGTTGAGAGTACAATGGATATTGACATGAGGGAAGATCCTAATACAGAATTAAGGTGGTCTATTTACAGTGCTGCTATTATTATTGGGGCATATTTCTTAACACTAAAAGTCATTGCGCCTCTTTTCTGGACAATCATTAAATTAATATGTAATTTTATCCCCCCTTTGAGACCCATATCAGAGATCATTGGACAAATTCAAGATAAGGCTGCATGTGTATTATATGGTTTGACAACCTATTTATTTATGTATCTATGGTGGAGATTTTGGAAGTTTGGATATTGTGTCCATAAATCAAGTGGATTTATGCAAACATTAATGTGTTTTTGGAGACCCGCATTATGGTGTTTAGCATTTATCCCTTTTCCATTTCCTCCTATTACGGGTGCGTGTCTTTTATGTAATATATGGTGCCCTGAATTTCTTAAAGAACCATGTGAATGTATAGAAACTGATTGTGTAGATAATTATAGTTCAAATTGTAACAAACTTCCGTTACCAACGTAGTTTTGTTTATAAATATCACATTAATATATTATATAATTATATAATTATCCATATGAAAAGTTTAGCTATGATTGGTGGTAAATCAACAATGAAGAAAACAAAACCCCCCCCACAAAATATACCCGATACGTCTAATGGATCCCCATCTACGGAACCTAATACCCCCTCCCCCTCTATAGAATTACCGGCGTCGGAAGAAGTTATATGTTTTATATTTCATTTAATAATCGTAGTAATTATATATTTGGTATGGTGGGATGACATTGTGAAGATTATCTTCAAGGTCCAATGTTCGAGATTTGCGTGGCCTATAGGAATGATAAATGAGATAGATCCCTTTGCAATGTGTACATCCGTTTCCAAGGAATTAGTCGATCGGACTAAGATAGAAGAAGAAAGTGACGGAGCTGGATCATCTGGATTTGTTCATGCGAAACATGAACAACGGTTGGCAGATGGACCTATAAGTGCCGAGACATCAAATGAAGTAATTATAAGTGAATTAACTGATACATTAAATGAATTTATTCAGACAACTCAACAAACTGTGGGTGCTTCGCAAGAAATAGAAAGACCATCCAAAATAGTGTTTCCCAAAAATGAAAAAAATGCACAGAGACAAGTTTATATAGAAGATAAAGTAAATGAAAAAGTATATACGGGAGAAGTCCCAGCAGATCCACAGCAAGCATGTTCCCATGGAAAACCAGAATTCCGCCCTGGAACAGAACAATATAGATGTCCGGGAAATGCATATAATATACTATTACCAACCGGTGTAAAAAAAAATGTATTACCTGACCAAATAAGTCCGGTATATGGATGTAATCCAAATTTTGAACAAAAGCAATCTATATCAACATATTCATTAAATATTTCAGAAGAAGAATTAACGAAAAAGATATCAACTAAAGTTGATATGTTTACAAAGACAAAATTACAAACAGTTGGAGATATAACAAATTGTGATCCAAAAATATCACAAACAGCCAGAAATAAGACATCCGTTACAATGGAAAATCTTATTAGGAATCAAATAAGACAATTAATAACACAGAATGTAGATATTTCCCAAAAACTGAAAATACATGATAGATATGGAATGTGTTCACCACCCTATCCATTTAAATGTAATAAATTAGATAGTGACGAAATTTTTACTCAAAAAAATAATAAATGTGATTGCGGTGAGTTAAATGGAGAAAGAGGTGGAGAATGGGTTTTAAAAGTAACAAAAGATTGTGATAATCCATCAAAATGTAGATGTTATAATTGTTGTCAGAGTAATCAAAGATGGATCAAACAAAATATAACAATTGAAAGTGTTGCTAAGAATATTGCATCTACCTCGCAAGAAATGTCTATGAAAAATAATATTAAAACGAAAGTGGAAAACACAGTTGTATATATCCAAGATGTACCTGCCAGAATTGTTATGTTCTCATTATTATGGAATGTAGCCGCGATATATGTATTATATTATATAGTAAAATATGTTACAAAATAGTTTTTTAATAAAATATTAACGATACATTTGTTGAGGTAGATTAGTATTGCCGCGCCACCATTACTTGACCGCCCGTTGGTTTTTTAGTAAGGAAATAACCTACCATACCAATGATTGCTACCACAAATATAATAGCAATTGTTTTTTTCGTGTCAATACCTATTTCTTTCCCAACATTTTCCCCAATATTTCCAACACTTTTTATAGCGGAACTATCCCCCTTTCCGTTTGTAGTAGTAGTAGTAGTGGTTTTCTTTTTATATTCACGAGCCTTATCTATTTTTGATGTTGGAGTAAGTTTTACGACATCAGGGTCAATTGGACAAGGACATACTTTCTTACCACAATCTGGACATTTTTTACCACCATCACACTTTTCGGTGGGTGTCCATTCGGCGCTGGTATTTTTTTTACAATCACTCTCTTCAAGTTTTGGGATATTCATGCGTTCTTTATAATCTTTGTCAGCTTCGCCTTCTAATTGTGTTCCTCCTTGGTCCATTGTAGGTTTACAAAAACCACGCTTACATGTTGTTGCTGTAGTAGAGATGATACTTTCATTCCCCGTTTTTAATGGATTCGCCATTTCATCAGCTCCCGCGGCTGCTTTAGCTTTCACTTCCGTAAGTAGATCTTTTTGTAATGCGGCCATATCTTGTGCCATTTTTTTATTAATACCACATTGCTGCATCGCCACCCAATCGTCACTTGATATCCCTGCAGCGCCTTTATCAAACTTACATACCTGGACATTAATTTGTGGTTTCTTTGGTTCAGCATACCACGGTCTGGGGGAGGCGGGTTCTTCTTTCTTTTTTGTATCTGTATCTTTTATTTTTTGATCACATATTTGTACATTCAAATTACACATACATCTATCTATGACATCTAAATATGATTGGGGGGCACCTAAACCATATGTTTTACAACTATCATCCGCACACATAGGATTTTGTGCCAATTTAAAAGCAATCATAGGTTTCATATGTCCCTTAAATTCCTTTTCTAATCGGGCTTTACGGAGACCATATGGTAAATGACAACCACATGCTTGTGCTTTATGTAACATTTCACCCAATTTACCATTTAAATCGGGTCTCCATCCATACGTCGGATCTTGTTTTAGGGTTGGATAATTACATATTTCAGTATTTGTAAATTTATCAAATTTCCCCGTACAATTGCGCTTAAACATATAATCACATATATTTGTGAGTGGAACCTTGAATTTTTCAAAGTTCCGTTGCCAATAATCTCTACATAATGGAAATTCTAACCTATTTTGTATTTTTCTTCTAGCAGCATTGCCTTTCTCCCCTGGATCTTGTAATGTACTATATATAGAATCTATGTATGTTTTACTTGGTAATTTACACACTTTGGGGGCAACACTTGCATTAAATACTCTTGGTTGTATATAGGCCCATGTCCTACACATAGATGAAATTGGCGAAACATCTCCACCAAATTTCTTATCATTTTCTTGTTGTTTCTTTAGGCAATCAGGACCACAATCAGTTATAATTCCTTTATCCTTATTACATTTTGGAGCACATTTCCAAGTGGATGACCCACCAAAGAAATGACCACCAACCATCTCTTCCCCTTGTCTAGGACCCCATGGTTCTAAACAAGTCCGTAAGAAATTTTCGTGACATTCTTTTGTCATGACTCGGTACATCCCAGGTTTATTTGGGTTTTTACCCTTTGGTAATATTGGATCGTAGGAATTACTCACCTTCCCTTTCGCAAGCATACCCCCTCCATTCGCAATGGCCGTAGCCATTTTTTCATTGGCAGGTATAGCATCCCAGGGTATCCAACTCCAACAATAATCTCTCGGACATGTTTGTGAATCTTTTTTCGTATGGTTTATACCTTCATTCGATCCAGATTTATCACTTAAACAGCATCTCATCCTCCACCGTGGATCGTGTTGCCATTTAGGGCGCTGACATAGTCTCAGACGATTTGTATCAGGTACGTCAGCCAGCCTCCTTCCAATTTCATCAACATTTTTGCGTGACCTATAATGACCGCTCCTTGGACTCTTAGAATCAATTCCAGCATATCTAACGTCTTGTATAATATCTCTTGGACTTGAACTACATCCATCTTTTTTACAATCTTCAATTCGCAAGTATTTTGCAACTTCTCCTTCTAATCCACCACCACTACCGAATGAAGGACATGATGTAACATTAGGATCATTTGACATTGGGACAATGGTTCCCCCCTTTTTCCCCCCGGTTCCATGGGCACCAGCAATAGGTGTACCATTTGCTATTTTCTCTAATAATTTTGATGCTTCGTCTCCTTCCGAACCAACCGACCATTTGTTATTCTTTTCCCCACCTTCACCTTCGTCACGAGATGTGTGTGTATTGGTCGTTGAATAAAAAGTAGCTTGTAATTCATCTTCATCCACCTTAGTTTGAACCGGCCAACATTTCCCCCATGGGTCATGATCATAGGTATGGTCTCCAACAACGTCGGTCACACCATAGTAGATAGCCGTACCTAGGGCGATTGACCCCATAATCATGGCACCTTCAACCAATTTATAATCTTTGGGTAAGTATACAATAACATGAAATATTACTTTATTTTGTCCCCGTATTTCATTCCTTATACGGTCTAATGATTTATATGGTTTTTGTTCAGTCCCTAATCCATTTTCATCATCACCATCTTCTTTAATAATATAATCAATCTCAATATGTTTTTGTTTCATACTATCAACACTTTTATATGGATTATAAATACTTCCGTCACCAAAATCATCATCACCACTCAAAGGATTAATATAAAATACCTTTAATTTATCTTTTATATGATTACGATGAGTATATACTTTCTGTGAATATTTATTTTTTACGGGATACCCTCTATAGTTTGCCATCCCTTCCTTCCAAACACCTGTTAATGATATACCATCCGCTGCAATTTCCCCGGTTGCATTTCCATCATCGTCCAATTTAGAAAGACCTGGACCCTTTGAATAAAACTTCGGTTTTTGGGGGGCATGGATACCCTCCCAACAGTCCCTGTTGGTTAACGTAGCCGGCCCTGTACAGCCGCGCCGACCTGACCAACCGGCATGTTGGTGGTATAATTGTCGCCATTTATCATTATCATCACCTGACCGCCCTCCATCACCATGATCTCTATCACGACACCCACTATCACTATCATCGTTTGGTGGGCCATTTTTTCCCGGATCACAACCACAAACATACGCATCTGCACGTTTATGTAGGTATCTTTTGTTCGTGGGTGCATAATATCCATCCCAATTACAGAACATATTTAAGTTCCCTTTAGTGTCAAACTCATTTTCAAAAGGGGAGGTAGTATTTACAACCCACCCATTCGTATAAAGGGCATTATTTGTTTTGACACGTTGTTTAAATCTCTCTGCGGCCTGTAAATCTTTATGATGAGCATCACAACATTTCCTACAACTTTCCTTGGGCAACCCCATACTGTTAATTGCATTTCGTATTTTTTGGGGTTGATCCTCCCATTTTTTAATTTTTTTTATCGCCTCTCGTTTAATATACTGTTCCGTTGTCATAGATATCCGATTTGATTCCAAATTATTCTGTACTTCAAATGAACTACAATCACATGACCTTGCCTTGGTTTCATTTTTCTTTTTCCAGAATAAATGTTTACAAAAATTGTCCTTAACTCGACTTGTATTGTCTTTTTTTGACATATAATATAATATAATTATACTATATATATTATTTTTTCATATTAATATTTAATACCCTTTTTATTTTATTCATATGTGTTGGATTATATTTTGCTTTTCCACTTTCAATTTCATTTATGATTGCGGGTGATAAGGATACCTTATTCGCTAACTCCTTTTGTGTCATACCCTTTTGTGTCCTTACCTGTTGGACTAATTTTGAAATAGATTGTTCTACTTTTTTATGTTTTAATTCACCTTCTTGTTCCATTTCATTTATTTTTTGTGCGTTTGATTTTTCATAATGTACCTGTGGTTTCTTATCTATCCTACTATTGGTGGGTTGTTTACAATGAACAATGTATTGTTTCCAGTCTTGATGTTCCATTTTATATTATATTATATTATATTATTAATCATTTATGTTTATATAAATTTGAATAGTATCTATATTTATAAGGGTAGCTAATTATATATAAAGATTACACTATAGATATAGTTAAATGGATCCTAAACATATTACACGGACAAGTTTCTGCGATAAGGAAATTGATAATGTGACAGAAAATTTAATGAAAAAGTATATTTTGGATAATTTACATTTAAAATCACAAATAACCTTTCGTTCGAGATATGCAAAAATATTTAATCCACAATATAGTCAAAATCTTAATAATCCTCATGTTATTTGTTTAAAGAGTAGTGGAACACCTTACCTCCTATTTTGTACTCAAATAAATGATACAAATTATTGTTTCTTAATTGATAAAAAAGTAAAGGATGGATATGAACATCCCAAAATCTTTATTGTTCATTATCGGTTTGATCCTGAATTATTCAAAGGAACACTCTTTGAAGTTGAATTAATCCGTGATAAAGATAAAAAATGGAGTCTTCTCATCGGAGATCTTTATAATTATAAAGGAGAATCACAAAAAAATGTTCAAATTCATGATCGCGTTAACAAATGTATTGATATTTTGGAAACAGAATATATTGATGATTCCTTTTGTAATGTATGTCCTCTAAAAATAAAGAAATATTTTGATTATAATGATGCCCCTGATATTTTACAAAATTTTGTGCCTAAATTACCTTACCGTGTAAGAGGAATGTATTTTGTTCCACTAAAACCGAGTTATTCAAAGATTTTATATTTATTCACAGATAATGATTATAAACATGTGAATTCATCCAAAAAAAAGTATATTTCATTTCGCTTGATTAAAACGATTACACCTGATATTTATGAATTATATCTTTATAATGAACAACGGACAAATATTGAAAAACATTCTTATGCATCTATACCCGACATTAAAACATCTGAATGGGTTAAGAATCTTGTCGAAGGAAAAACAGAAGCGATTGTTGAATGTAAATGGGATTCCATATTTTGTAAATGGGTTCCTGTAAAAGAAGGAACATCTGTGGATACTGTATTAGATGTTACCAAGTGATAACGGTAATGATATTTAAAAATATAATAGGATAATAATATAGATTTACATTATATATGAATACTGTTTTATCAAATACAGGTTATAAAATAAAGAAGAAGGATTTAACTACAAAAGAAATTAAAGATATAAAAGATGAATTAAATGTTCAACCATATACATTTAATAAAGCCCAGGGAAATCAATCAAGGTTTTCCATTTTTTTAGAAAGTCCTAAGAAATTATATTTACCACGGTTTTATGGTTTAGAGAAATTCGGTCCACCCAATGAAAATAATATTAATGAAGGGGCGAATGTCACTATGGATTTTAAGGGTGATTTACGAGAAGAACAAAAACCAATCGAGGAATTATATATAAAGAGTGCTAAGGAACAAGGGGGAGGAATTATTTCGTTGCGTTGTGGTGGAGGAAAGACCGTGTTAGCATTACATATTGCGAGTGTATTACAAAAGAAAACAATTGTTTTGGTTCATAAGGATTTTTTAATGACACAATGGCGGGATAGAATCTTACAATTCTTACCGAATGCTAAAATAGGAAAAGTCCAACAAAATACAATTGATATTGAGGGAAAGGATATTGTCTTAGCGATGGTACAGAGTTTATCTATGAAAGAATATGAAGAAGGAATATTTGATTCGTTTGGATTGGCTATATTCGATGAATGTCATCATTTAGGAGCAGAAGTGTTTTATAAATCAATGACAAAAGTGGCGTCTAAATATATGTTGGGATTATCAGCAACACCTACACGAAAGGATGGACTAACTAAGGTATTTAAATGGTTCATTGGGGGTATTGTATATTCACAAAAAGTTAAAAATGAAGATTATGTAGAGGTCCAATTAATTGATATTCCATTCGAAGATATCGAATATAATAAAATTGAATTAACATTTCGCAAGGATCCTTGTGGTCCCCGAATGATTAATAATATATGTAATTATCTTCCGCGAACACAAATGATAATTGATTTATTACTAAAATATAATTTAGAAGGGAGAACCATATTAGTTCTAAGTGATCGTAGAGAGCATCTAAATACGATGTATAAAATGTTAGATGGATATTCGCGTGGATTTTATGTGGGTGGTATGAAACCCCAAGAATTACGGGAGTCACAAAGTAAGGATATTCTATTAGCCACATTTTCAATGGCAAGTGAGGGAATGGATATACCTGAACTAGATACAGTCATATTAGCATCACCCAAGTCGGATGTTGAGCAATCCGTGGGAAGAATCTTCCGTAAGAAAGAATGTGACAGAACATTTCATCCATTAATTATTGATATGCATGATGATTTTTCTACATTTGGAAACCAGAGTAGGAAAAGGGTTGTCTTTTATAATAAGAATAATTATACCTTGTTTAGGAATGGACACGAAATTATTAAAAAGAAAGGGAGGGAAAAAAAGAAAAAAGAGATGATTCAGGAGTTTTCACTAATAGATTGAACCCATTCTGTAAAATAATATTGTTGTGTATTTTCAGGATCCATTGTAATTGCTTCTTGGAAATTTGCTTCACGATCCCATCCACTACTCCCTCCTCCATGATGATAAAATAAATTATGTGTGTTTAAATCACAACTTAGTATAATAATATGTCCTAAACCAGCATACATACAAGCAATATCAAATATTCGTTCTTGACCATTTTCTTTATACTCTTTATAAATATTCAACGCTTTATTAAGAGACATAATAATCCAATTACCTTTATAAACTTCTATTGTAGGGTTTCCAATAATACGGTACATTATTTGAATACTCTGATTGAGTGAGGTAGGGATATCTAAGATTGATTGAAAATCCATTTCATAATCTTTTGAATCACTATCTTTATGAAAAAATGGCATTTGTGTACTATCATAATTATCAGATGAAATAGTTGAATCTTTTAAAAATTTTTGAATAATAATGGCTCGTTTGTTTGTTGAACGTGTGATAGGAGCCATAGATTATATTTATATTTTTAATGGAATGTTTAAATAATAAAAATATTATACAATAAAAATAATAATCCATACTATAAAATGGAAGCGCATAAATATTCAACCAATGTGGAGGAAATTATTCAAGATATTGATTTAGAAAATAATTATGATAAATCAATCATACGATATCGTTTTTTAGATGAAATTAAATTTTATGAAAAAAAAAGAGATCATACAAAAAAATATTATAATGTATTTCGTTTTTGCGTGACAACGGGAAGTATTTTATTACCGGCGATTTTATCTATGGGTCAAATGGACCCTACGAAACTTCCCAAACATTTCGACCAAATTACATATTGGTTAACATGGACAATTTCATTAACAGTTACAGCGTGTAATGGATTTTTACAATTATTTTCCTTAGATAAGAATTATTTTAATTATTCAACGGTTGTCGAACAATTAAAATCGGAAGGTTGGCAATTCTTTGGATTATGTGGAAAATATGAAGATTATAAAACGCATCAAGATGCTTATAAAGTATTTTCAAAAGCGATAGAAGGTATTAAGCGAAAACAAATTGAACAAGAATATGCGAATGGAAAGAGTGAAGGAAACAAAAAGAAAAATAAATTTGATTATCAAGGAGAACTCAAAAAATTAACGGATGAACAAACAGAAAAAGGAGACAAAATGAAACAAGACATGCAAGATATGTTTCAAACACAATTGGAAGATAAAATGAAACAAGCTTTGGAAGAGAAAATGAAAAGTGAATTAGACAATACAAAACAATCATTAACAGATAAGGTCGAATTATCATTGGCAGATAAGATGAAATTATCATTAGCAGATAAGATGAAATCTTCATTATCAGAAGGTTTGGCAGAAACATCGGGGGTAAAGGTTGAAGTTACAGAAAAAGAAGAAGAAGGTGATAAATAATTAGTATATAAAGAAATATTATAACATTACATAATATATAGTTTATGTCGTTTCAATCTTCTATTTTTGAAACGATTGAGTTTAAGGAATTTTATAAAGACTATAAAAAATCAGTGAATATTAATTCATTAACTACATTTTTAGATAATATAGATACAAATAAAAAATATTACCGTATGGGGATACAAAAAAATAAAAGATATAAAAAAGAAATTACGGAAGATACAGGATCTATTAAAGAAATAACAGGCTTAATTAATAAAATTACAGATAAAAATTATGAGACTCTAAAACAACAGATTATATCTCATATCAAAGTAGATTACATTATACCTTATGTGATCGAAACATTAACAGAACAATCATTAATTCACCATATATATATACCTTTATATGTGGGGATATTACATGAAATATCATCTACTAAGAAGCAAGAACATATATTAAAAATATGTAATAAATATTACCATAAATTATTTGTTGATAAGGTAGATACGTCTGATAAATCAACCTACCTCCAATTGTGTGCAAAAAATAAGAATATTGATCAAATTATTGGGTTTTCATTATTAATTACACATTTAGAAAATAAGCATATTATCGAACATTACGTTGAGAAAATATTAGGACCCTTTATGGAACAAATAACTAATATAGACGATGATATAGAAATATTTAAAATGCTTACATCGTTCCATAATATTTCACTTATAAAATATTCCGAATCAAATATACCCGAAACATATATTGAAACATTACAATCATTAAAAATATCCACAAGCTCATCTAAGATACGGTTTAAGATAATGGATATATTGGGCGAATAGTTAATATATATATATATTCTTTAAGATATGTTTACTATACGATAATTATATAGTAGTAATAATAAATGGCAAGTTTTGCTCCCATAGGAAATGATCAGTATATGTATGGACACATGGAAGGAATTACCCTTGAAAATACATTTCAAAAAACAGATACGGAAGAAACAAAAAAAATATTTGAAATGAAAGAATGTATTCTTGATATATTACATGGGAAATGTGAACTCCCCTATGAAGAAATTACCGAAGAATCTAAAAAATATATAGACGACAATAAAGACTTAGTTTCAAAGATTAAGAGTAATTTACAATTATTTAGTAAATTACAAAAAGAATTATATGAAGTAGATGATGAATTTCAAAAAGAACTCCATTATATGAAACAACAAATAGGGACCATGGATACAATGATTTCTTTTATACAAAAATTACCCGAAGAAACACGTAAAGAGGAAGATATGAAACTAATTATTGAAAAAATGAATACGATCGGTGGGAATATTCAAACAACTGAAAAAATAACAAATATTAAAAAAAGATATAATGAGAAAAGGCAAGTCTTAGAATCCCATTTAGATTTAATAAAATTGATTAACCAAGGCAATCATTCAAATTTGTGTGCTATTTGTTTAGAGAAACCGGTTGACCATTATTCAAATCCGTGCGGACATACTGCTTGTAAGACATGTTTTGATAAGAATAAACAAGAACTAATTACAAATGAGAATATGGTACAAAGTCATATGAATTATAAATGTCCATTTTGTAGAATACATATCCAATCGATTAAACCCTTATATTTCTTATAATTGTTCTAATAATGTTTGTAGAAAATCTCTTTGTTGGGACATATTTTTTGAGTATTTCACAAATATATAATATTTGGAACTATCAATATATAATGTACATGTTGATGTTCTTTTAACCCCCAACCGTTGTCCATCAATTGAAATAATTCTTCCAACCAGCTCTAATTCTAAATTATTTTTTTTGATACAAAAAATACGATCATTCATATAAAAATCATGTTCTTCGAATTCAAGATGTATAACTTTTTCACGAACACCTTTTTTTAAAAAATGTAATAATGTATCTTTTTTATCATTTGTAATTGATAGAATCGTTTGTAAAGGTTCTATATCCATATTATTACTTATAATTATTTTTTTGTAGTATCCTTAACTAAATTATTCTTAACTAAATTAATGGATTTATGTTTATACACTGTCCACCATTTAATATAGGTATAAACTCTTTCTATTTTGTGATGTCTCATTAATGTTTCGACTGTATCTATAATTTCAGTTATATCATAATTATGAAAAGAATTTACAATGTCTCTTTTTATTAAGACTTCGGACATAATATGGTCAATATTACACCCATGCATATTATATAGTATGCTTATAAAAATATCTTTTGTAAGGAATACATATAATATTTCAATTTTAATAATATTTAATAATAATATTCTACAATAATAGATACATATGATGAAAACTAAAAAAATACAACAAGCAATTCCTCAAGAACAATTTGAACGTATCCTTACCTTACTTATTACTTATAAACAACAAAATACGTCAAAAGATGTATTTTTGAGTGAACAAAGTATTCATGAAGCAGTTCAATGGTATACGACCACATTTAAAAATATGATGGACCATGTTGATAGTAATTCTCTATCTGAAATAGTTTAAAAAGATTATAAGTAATATATTATATGAGTCAAGATATTACGTTTATAAAAGAAACATTACAAAATCATGAGGAAGTTGACACTCCTTATGATTTAATAATTGGAGATCATGTAAAATATATAACATTAAAAGGAGATGATGAATATTTTTACATGGGTGGTGAATACAAAGGTATGGGTGATAATATTATATTTTTAAAAGACAAAGGAAAAAATATAAGAGTCCCCTTAGTTTATGTGGATAAGGGTGGTAATATTCTTTATAAAACTAGATTATATACTAAATCAGGATGTGAATTTACAGAAAAGGGAAAGCAAGAATATGAATCTATTATTCAAACGCAACAACGAATCATTGAAACAATGACAGAGAAAATTACAAAACATAGTCACATAATCATGAAATTACAAGAAGAAAATGTAAAATATAAACAACATCTTTCAAGGTAACTAAGTGCTTTTTATAATAATATGTTTCTAAATATTTCATTCGTTTGAATGAGTTCATCAAGAGTTATATAATATTTTTTATCAATGAGGATATTTGAAAACACATATGTATCTTTTTTTTTAAAATGAAATAATACGACCATATGTGTTAATATATCTATATTATTTGTTGTATAATGAGACATATTGTGTTCTTTATCATGATTCCATAATTCTGAAATAACGATAATACCTAGTTTTTTTCCTTCGGATTCAAATAATTCTACAATATGTTGGATATCCTCTTCTCCAAGTGAATAATTCGGTTGTAAAATGATATCTTCTTTGTCTGGATAGTTACTTATCAATTGTTTTTTAAGACTCATTTCATCCATTGTATCATTTAATGCTTGTTTAAATGCTTCTGATAAACATATAAAATCATTTCTTAATTCAGAATAAATAATTTTTGCATTACTTCCAAATAATTCTTTAATAATATAGGATGTTAATTTTTCTTCTCTCATAAATTGGGTTTCTTTTTCTATGAAGGGTACATTCATAATATATTCATTCTTTTTTATAAATAAGTGGTCTAAGATACCATTTTTAAATTCTTTATAATTGTATAAGTGAATATCTTTTTTAATAAATTTCTGTATATCTTTTTTATCAATTCTTTCTTGAACAATATCCATAATATTTGTAGCCCCGTGAATACATAATAAGTCTATAAATTTATATTTTATCTTTTGAGGTAATTGTTTTTGTTGATGATTATATGCTTTTATAGATAATTTACATATTCTATGTATGTCTCTACATGGATAATTACATTCATCTGTTCTATTACATAAATAATATGCTTGTATATGTTTGTATTTTTCATACTCTTCATCCTTAATAGGAGTTATAATGTCATTAAAAAATGTATCTACCATAGTTACGAGTGTTCTTTTTTTATCATTTAATAATAATAAATTATCATGTAATAAATAGCGAATATATGATAACATGGGAACATCTATGGTTATATTTGAATATTCATCATCAAATGGGTTGATATCTAGAATTGTTCCGTTGATTCTATTTACTATTTTTGGGGAAGGCCTTAGGATATAATGATATTCATCATTTATTGTATATAATTTATAAGAACATTGTATTGTATCTTCTGTTTTGTAATTTGCTGACTTTTTTATTAAACCGGATAGTTGGTATGTATTATGTTTGAGATGATATATCAAATGATAAAATGATAGTTTTGTAATATATTTTTCATATTTATGATATTCCATATATTTATCACATTCATTAAATCCATCATCCATTGAACATAATGCTTTCTCAATTGAAAGTAGATTATGTCTTCCTATGATAGGATGTTTCATTTTTTGAGGATCATATTCTGTATCCCTTATACCAATATAATTACCATTGTTTAAGACTATATTTTGAACATAATTATCAGCAGATACAACATATCCTTTTATGGAACCACAGATAGATGCATATTTTTGAAGACATTGTCTAGCATTCATAAATGTGGGTAATATAATACAATTAACGTTAAAACATAATTTTGAAAAGTTAATTTCGTACGGGTCCCCCTTTGTATCCTTCACTTTGATTGTATCGCTATAATTGCTTGGTTTTTCACTCACAGTACCTTTTTCACGGGTTTGTTTTTTTTCCCATTCGACAGACATACCCTTTTCAATATCAGATATTTGAAATAAACTAAATACTTGATCATATGTTTCAGATGGTATTTCACAAGGAGTTATCGGTATGATGTATTTATTTTTTGTAATAATGTGTGAGACATTTGAGTAATTATCAATAAATAACGCAAGTATATCGGTTCCTTTTTGTTGTATGAGTTGTTTATATTTTGTAAATTCAGATGTATTCTGTTTGTATTCTTTCAAAACATGGGATATTATATATTTCATAATTGTTTCGTAATGATTATTTTTTATAAGATTTGATGTAAATATAAAATGTTCCGTCCGTGTGCCCTTCGGATGGTATCTATATAAGATAGGTTCATAATATTTACCTCTTTGATATATCATACAATATTTAGTAGACCCTGTATATTCGACTGTTTTTAATTTGATAGAACCATGTATATTTTGAAAGATGACTATATTTATATCTTGGTCTGTTCCGGCATATATTTTGTTCAGAACCGGTATAATATATGTATCATCGCGTAAATTATCTGAGTTAAGGAAATCAATATAGTTTTTAAGTGACACTAATAAATTAAATACATAGTTTTCTTCCTGTGTATTTATAGGAAAATGTTTCTTTTGTGTATCAATATTATTAACGGAGACTAATAATTTTTCAACAATTTCATCACTAAATGTATCAACTGTTGAATCTTTACGAAGCATATAAATTACATAATCAATATCTTCTTTTACTATATTTTCCTTTAATTTACGAAACATTTTAATAATGATAGGACATCTCTGATATATGAATAAATTATTTTCTAAGGATTCTTTGATTACATCTTCTATAAATTCATCGACACTCATGTCATTATGTTGGATTAGATTATATGCTTCAAGGAAGGGTGAGTTAGTATCGATAAATCTATTTTTATTTTGCGTAACTCCTTTTTTTAAGAATCCAGAAGATGATTTTTTTTGTAAGTTTTCATTTTCTTGTTGGAAATATATATCTAACATTTCGGGTAAATGGGCATATTTATTTTTTTCAACTGGATCATCCCTTGATATATAATCACCTTTCGTCTCCTTGTCCCCTACATACTTCCCTGTTTCCTTATCAATTTGTTTGGAAACATTAAAACAACAAGGTATGGCATATCCTTTGGGATGTAATACTTTTTGTTTTTCCATAAAACCAGGTTGAAAATATTCAACTCTTTCGTTTGCTGTGATCCAATATTTTCCAGACCTTTCTAATATATATTGATCCGTTTCTAACACTCCCGTGGGTAATTTCTGCGGGACAATTTTTGCATTACGTTCTTTTGTAGACATTTTTTGAATGATATCTGGGCGAAGACTAAGATTCCTTGATATATCCCAATATACGGGACATATATAATGAGTATCTTTACTTCTTTCATCAATCGTAATTGATTTTGAGTAGGATTCTCTACCCGAGTCGCCACTTTTATTTTCATTTATTTTTTTTAATTCTTCGGTTGTTACAGCAATGGGCATTCGTTTATCAACTTCACCACAATATTTTGGATACCCTATAGATGGGCGTACATCAAATAATTCACGATCATATTTTTTGAGACGATTTAGATTATAACTTTTTGTTTTATATGTACCACCACCTAATTGATCAAAGTCTGGTTCTTCCTCTTCTTCATCACCGAATAAACTATCTGAGGAGTCCAAACTCCCCCAGGACGCGGTATCATCGTCCTCATCATCTATGGGAAGCGGTTCCGCTGGCTCCTCAACCCCCTCCTCATCGTCCCCACCCTCCTCATCGTCTCCTTCGACTTCATTAAATATGTCTACCATATCTTGATTTATAGTGTCAAACAGTTTATTTCTCTTTTCGGTGGTGATATGTATAATATACGCGCGTAACATATATTTTATGAATTGAACAATACGTTTATATTCTACAAATGATTTAATTTCTTTTATTTCAATGATAAGATCTGTATCATATGAAAATATAACTTCGGAACCTGCTTCTTTAACGGACCTTATATTAAATGTATATTCGCTATCTGAAGCTTGTTTCATCCGCAAATCTTCTTTCCAGGAATCATATTCCTTGCGTGCATCTTCAATATCTATGGAAAATATCTTACTGACCTCTTCTATAACAACTTCGGGTTCTCTGTGTGGATCAATTGTATATACTAAGGAAAATCTAGAGTGTATCTTATCCATATCGGCATAATTACTTACACGTTTGAAGCGACTAATCAGTTTCCCTTCTTGGACATCTTCAATTTCTTTGTCTTCTTTAATTCTAAAAAACATCGGAAAATTTTCCATATAATTTCGAAACCCTTGCTTCCAATTTGGTAAGATTGTTTGTTCTTTATCCACAAATGTAAATCTATCAAATTCGATCTTACAATCCATAATTTCGATAACTGTATCTGAATATGGATTTGTGAGAACATCTTTATCAAATAATTGTATCGATTCAAAGGAATACATCGTTTGTTTATTTAAAATAGATAATAGACTATTTGATAATTTAATGAGTTGTACTATGTGGGCTTCATTTTCAATTACGATGTCATCTATGATTAATTCGGTGCTACCATCCATATGAAGGACTAATGAACAATATTTATCATATTGTTTATCATATACCTTGATAATAATTATATTCCCCAATGAATGTAGGTATTCAAATCCATAGGTCACTTTTATAGAATAATCTTCCGACCATCTTTTACATATCTCTTTGGTTACATGAGTATCTTTCTTTCGTTGAAAACCTTCATAAACAATCGATTGTTTATATAATTTATAGAATGTATCTTCATGTGTTTCCAATACAAGTTTAATAAATGGATATTCGATGCTTAGTGCAAATTCGGTAAATAGTTTTGATAAATGGATAATATTTTCATTTGAAGATGGTTTATTTATTTTTAGTAATTGGATATGAAAATTATTACATTTTACTTCTTTTAATTGTTTAACCGATACATTTTCCATGTGACGTATACCATCTGAATAAGCCGTAATATATTTTTTCACTTTATCATAAGTAGGAGATTCTTTTGTAAAGTCTTCCGGGCGTGATTTGAAACTAGGCCAATATTTTAAAAGTAACCCATTACATAATCTTGATACAGACATATCATTCTTAATACCTTGTTGTGTTATTTCACCGACATTTATAGTTGTTGCAAATTCGTGTGCTGTTATGAAGAACAATGTATTATTTTGAATATCTGTATATCTTTCAAATAAATGTAATAAATGGTCCGAATTATCAACATCAATTAATCCACCACGCGCATCTACAAATCTAGGATCAATCATATCTTCATAGTCTTTGGAAAATCTATCATCCATACGAATACCTTGTTGATACTTAAACCCTACGGATTGATTTATTTCGTTCATATCTTTATACCAAACATACAACGATGGATGAGTTATTTTTTCCTTTGTACAATATACACATATTTTCGTAAGTATTGTTTTCACAGTATCATCATCACTTAACATGGACGAATGAATAAATTGTAAGTGTGTTCGTTTTGTTTTATATTCATCTAATAATAATTCTTTACGAAGTAATTGTTCCATATCTTCTCTATTTAAATCAACATCTGTTATAACGGATGTTACTTCTTGTAATTGTTCAACCGATATTTTTTCAAAATAAGGTTTTCCACCAGTAAAGTTCTTAACGATTGTTTGAATGGCACCCGGTTTGCCTGTAAAAATATAGCATATATCTTGATTGATTGATTTACATTTCATAAATCGTTTTTTTAAAGAAAATTTACAAAAGTCAGAATCCATTTAATGTATATATATATATTATCTTGACATATTATTTTTTAAAATTTTTATACGGTGTCGTATTTATTTCCATACCACAGTAATCGACGGGAGATTCTTTATAATTCTTAGGTTGATACATACCTAATTCTTCGGCTCTTTCTAATAAATAGGCCATATTATCCCAAAATTCGGTTGTATGTCCCACCGATGTTGTCATGACATGTGCTAATTCATGAATCACAACAAACATAACTGTATTATCATCAATAAATGTATTATCGGGTTGTCTTACACAAATAGCAATTTCTTCCCCTTTATTTACAGAGTAAGATGTATATTTAGCACCTAAACCAGTTTCGCTGAGTTTGTCAGGGTTGAATCGTTTTTTAAGAGTTGCAATTCCATCACGATCCTTTTCATTTAATGAGTCTAACAATTTAATAATATTATCATTTATCCTTGCTAAACGGTCTGCCGCTTGTTTACCATCTGGTAATTTTCGGACAATATATTCGCGATTATCAATACTTGAAATTATTTGTAAGATGTCTTTATTTTTATCTATTTTTTGAACAATCATAAAAATGATGACAATACTTATGAAAAAAAATGCAAATACTTTCATATATTAATATATATATATCATATCAATATTTAAAATTTGATTTTGTATATAGCATATAATGGTAAATACAAATATGGATCCGATACAATTCCAAATCATAGATATATCATCAGATGACATACCCATTGATGGGAATTTTTATGATAAAGAATTTATAATTACCGTCTATGGTAAAACATCCGAAGGTAAGAATGTAGTCTGTAATATTAAGGGGTACCAACCTTACTTTTACATGAGGATACCGGATAGTTGGAAATCCAAATCATCTGTAAAATACTTCTTTAAGAATTGTAATATTCCGGGTAATTATAAAGATATTGAGTTACTTACATCCTATAACTTTTATGGGTATAATTATGACAAGGAGTTAGATCGCGTGAAAGACTATAATTTTGCAAAGATATCATTTAAATCATATGGTGATATGAAAAAACTAGTTGCGGCCATTCAAAAGTTCTATCATACAAATTATAAGTGTGTGGTTGATGAAGGAACCATGATTATGGGTGAAAAAAAGGACGGAACTCCTACTTTCTTAAAGATAGATGAAAAATTTCAACAATGGTTCCTTCAAGAACATAATTGTAATTGTGTAGCAAACTTATACGAATCAAAATTTCATCCACAACTACGTTTTATTCATGAAAAAAATATTCAATCGTGTGGTTGGGTAAAAGTAACACCACCGACACGTAAATCATTTGTAACAGATAATAGTATGAAGACATTCAATGTTGATTATGAAATAAATGATATATCACCCAAACATATGAAAGCAGTTATAGATGATAATTTTGCTCCATTTATAACAGCATCGTTTGATATTGAATGTGATAGTTCCCATGGAGATTTCCCAAACCCTATTAAAGATCATAAGAAGTTAGCGATTGATATCTATGAAACGTATTTTAGACAAAGTATATGTGAGTTCCCTTATCATTTACAAATCACTTCTATACGAGGGTGGATTGAAATAACATTTAATGGGGGTGATACGGATATTCAAAGCACCTATACAGACAACGGTGTTCCATCGAAGAGAAGTATCGATGATATTATGAAGATATTTACTGATACATATATGAAAGAATTCAAAGAATCAAAATTAAATAATAAACTCCGCGATAAAACAATTACAGAACTTACGAAACATTTAAATAAACTTAAAAATGACAACAATGAAAAAATACAAGTTAAAGGTGATCCAATTATTCAAATAGGCACTGTATTTCATAAATATGGCGAAGAAACATGTTATGATCGCTCAATTATTGTAATAGGTAATGAGGATTTACCTGATGAAAAAATATGCGATGATCTAGATGATATCAATGTTTATGAATGTAAAACAGAAAAAGAACTATTGTTAAAATGGAAAGATTTGCTATTACATCATAATCCGGATTTAATCACAGGATATAATATCTTTGGGTTTGATTTTGATTACATTGCAAAACGAGTTAATTACTTATTCCCATGCTGTGATAAATGTAAGAAGACTAAATATTACAGTAATTGTGGTTATAATTGTCCTAAGAATCAATTTTACCGATTAGGAAGACTTATGAGAAACAAGGAATCAGATATGGTTCAAGATATGAAAACAGAAACAACTGCGAAAACAACATGTCGTGAATACAATAATTTCTGGGAGAAAAAATGTAAAATGATGAGTAAAGAATTATCATCGTCTGGATTAGGGGACAATATCCTCAAGTATATCTTCATGGATGGACGCGTTATCTTTGATATTCAAAAAGAGATACAAAAAGGTCATTCACTTGATTCCTATAAATTAGATAATGTATCTGCTCATTTTATCAAAGGACAGATTAAAGCAAAGAACTATTATATTGATACAGATAAGAATGATATTTCCCATTTATGGACCACTTCATTAGGAAATATTAAAGAAAACGATTACATAACTATCTTACTCACAACTAAATATGGTAATTTACCCTATAAAAATGGTACGAAGTTTAAGGTTATTAGTCTAAGTCATAAAACAAACTGTATTCGTATTCAAGGGAAAATCAATGTTCATAAAAAATATGGAACGGATTTAATCTATTATGAATGGTGTTTAGCAAAGGACGATGTTTCGCCTCAGCAAATATTTGATTATCATAAAACCGGTGGATCCGCAGGAAGGGCGAAGATTGCCAAGTATTGTATTATGGATTGTGAACTTTGTATTCATTTATTAAGACAATTAGATATTGTGCCGAATAATATTGGTATGGCATGTGTCTCATCTGTACCATTATCCTATATCTTCTTACGAGGACAAGGTATTAAGATTCAATCACTCGTTACAAAAGAATGTTCCAAAAAGAATATTCGTATTCCAACATTAGCAAGTTTTGATCCTAATAAAATGGATGAAGGTTTTGAAGGAGCCATTGTATTAGAACCTACACCCGGATTATATCTCGAAGACCCCATAACTGTTTTAGATTATGCCTCTTTATATCCTAATTCAATTATTGAAAAGAATTTATCACATGAAACATTTATATGTACGCAAACCGAAATAGATGAACATCCTGAACGATTTAATTGGTTGAATGACAATCCAGATGAGTATGAAACAATTAGTTATGATGATTATAAATATGAAATGAAAGGTAAAACACTTCATAAAATAAAATTAGAGACACAAACTAAATGTTATTTTATGAAAAAGAAAAAGAAAGAAGGTATTATCCCGATTATTCTAAATCATTTATTAGAACAACGGAAACATACAAGGAAATTAATCAAACAAACAGATGATGAAAATAAGAAAAAAGTTTTAGATGGTCTTCAGTTGGCATATAAGGTTACCGCAAATTCTGTATATGGTCAAATGGGAGCAAAAACAAGTGCGATCTCATTCAAAAAGATTGCAGCATGTACAACCTCCATTGGTCGTGAAAGAATTTATGATGCTGAAAGTGGTGTCAAGGAATGGGCACAAGTTACCGGACATTATCCACCCGAAGTAATTTATGGGGATACAGATTCCGTATTCGTTAAATTTTCCAGAAAACATAAAGATACAAGTGAATTATTACATGGTAAGGAAGCATTGCGATATTGTATTGATTGTGGAATACAAGCCGGTAAGTGGATAAGCGATAATAAACTTACGAAACCACAAGACTTAGAATATGAAAAAACATTTGATCCATTTATTCTTATATCTAAAAAAAGATATACAGGAGATAAATATGAAATAGATCACCTACAATCCAAAGAAAGAACATCCATGGGTATTGTTATGAAGAGACGTGATAATGCTCCCATTGTAAAATATGTATTTGGAAATGTCATTGAAATTATTATGCATCAAAAGAGTGTTCAGAAAGCGATGGGATGGTTACAGGATACGTTAACCAAGATTATTAAGGGTGACATGGATACATCTATGTTTATCATATCAAAATCGTTAAGTGGATATTATAAAAATCCCGATGGGATTGCCCACAAAGTATTAGCAGATAGAATGGCGGAACGGAATCCGGGGAATAAACCCAAACCGAATGACCGCATTCCTTATATATATAGGGTGGTTGATGAAAGTCCTATACCGAATGGTGAATATAAAAATGGGAAAAAGAAATACTTGAAACGTAAGATATTACAAGGTGATCGGATAGAACATCCTGATTATATTAAAGAGAAACAGTTAGATATTGATTATAAATTTTACATCTCAAATCAAATTATGAATCCAGTGAAGCAAGTTTTAGATTTGGATATGAATCCGGAAGAAACGGTACAGTTCTTTCAACAATTTATATGCTAAGATTGTTTAATGATAAGAGGTAATATTCGTATAATAATATTTTTTTATATAGTTCATATAATATATACATGGGTGGTGGATTATTACAATTAGTGGCCTATGGTTCACAAGATATATATTTAACAGGAAACCCACAGATTACATTTTTTAAAGTTGTATACAGACGACATACTAATTTTTCCATGGAATGTGTTCAGCAAATGATTTCCGGAACATCGACTGTTTTGACAACATCTACCTCTCAAGCAACTGTTATTATCTCGCGGAATGGTGATTTAGTACATAATGTATGGGTTCGTTGTAATCAAAATACAAGTCATGGTATTAGTGGAGATTATTTGGTTGAAGATGTTGAAGTGGAAATTGGAGGTCAAAGAATTGATAAATTAACAAGAGAGTGGGGACAGATATGGACCGAATTATCAACACCTATTTCCAAAGTTGAAGGATATAAATATGTAACAGGGGCATTTAATAATAATTTAGTATCAACCGGATTAACCGCCAGCGGAGGAACAAATCAACAACAGGTAATGGTACCCTTACAATTTTGGTTTTGTCGTAATATAGGATTAGCGTTACCCTTAATTGCCCTTCAATACCATGAAGTTAAATTATTATTTACATGGGGTAGTGGAGCATCTACAAGTGGTATGAGTCGTTCTGGTTCTGGTACTGTCTCCCCTGCTGTTGAAGTATGGATAGATTATATTTATTTAGATACAGATGAAAGAAGAAGGTTTGCTCAAGTATCTCATGAATATTTAATAGAACAATTACAAGTTCACAGTGAAGGAACCGCCGCAACTGACTATAAATTAAATTTTGAACATCCAGTTAAAGAATTAATATGGACAAATACGTCATCAAATATAATTGCCCAAAAAATTAAATTAGAACTAAATGGACATGATAGATTTACAGAACAAACGAAGGACTATTTTCAATTAGTACAACCCTATAAACATCATACATCGATACCGGGGTATAATATTAAGGAGACAGATCGCCCTCAATTAATACAACCCATTATTATAGCATATAGAGATGGTGGTACGGCTACAGGAACCGCTGTAACTACACTTCATAATACTGTATCTGCAACATCTGGATCAAAAACTACATTTAATATATTAATTGGAACGAATTTTATTCCATCCACAACAGCAAGTAATTATCCATTAGTAGGTGATTTATTAGATATAGACATAAGAGATCATAGTGAAATAGCTACGGGGGATAGACGAAGAAATATAGTTGCTCAGGTAAAGTCTGTAGCGGCACAAACAAATGGATTTAATATTGGTGTCGAAGTTGAAGATGATCAAGACGCAATAGCAACAGCATTTGTAGTCGCATCTACTGATGATGATATGGTATCTATATCAATTATTGCAAGGACACAGGATCCTCAATCAAGATGTTCTTGTTTAGCAAAAGATATTAATATTTATTCTTTCGCAATCAATCCTGAAGATCATCAACCTTCGGGGACTTGTAATTTCTCAAGAATTGATAGTGCCAAATTATTATTAAATAGTTCGGGGACAATTGATAACATATATGCTGTCAATTACAATATATTAAGGATAATGTCGGGCATGGGAGGTCTCGCGTATGCGAATTAATTTTTTAGATTCTTTAAGGATTATTTAATTTGTAAGGATTATTTAATTTGTAAGGATTATTTAATTTGTAAGGATTATTCATTTTAAGGATTATTTAATATTTAAGATTCTTTATTAAGTTCTTTATTTATCAAGATACATGATATTTCAAATAAGGATAGTTGCGCGGGATGAGATAAGAGAATACCTCTAATTTGTTTATAATCCATCAGGGAACGGATATCGAAGCTGGGACGATTTTCAGAATTATATAAGGATTCATCACTTGTGGTGAGATCTTTATTTTCATTTTCTTTTTTAGGGGAACCTTTATTTTTTTGTTCCATCTACTTAGATATTTCATTAAAATTTACAGGATTTTAATTTAAGGATTTTAATATGTTGAAAATATCAAAATTTTTTTCTAAGTATAAGGTATAAAAAACAAATGGGAGGAGGATTAATGCAACTTGTCGCTTATGGCGCTCAGGATATCTACCTTACGGGTAACCCGCAGATTACTTTCTTCAAGGTTGTCTACCGCAGACACACTAACTTCTCGATGGAAGCTATTCTACAGACATTTAACGGAAGTGTGGGGACTGGGGCTTCTACTGTGACAGCCACTATTTCTCGTAATGGTGACTTAGTTAGTAGACTATGGTTAGACGTTCAGATGGCATCGCAAACTGTCGGAACAGGTAATACTTACGCAAATTGGATTAATAACACAGGTCATGCTTATGTCAAAGAATGCGAAATTGAAATTGGTGGACAACGGATTGACCGCCAGTATGGTCACTGGTTAGATATCTGGAATGAATTAACAGATCGTGATGAACAAGAATGGATTGGTCTTAATAAGCACGCTGCGAAGGTTGCGTACATGAAATCTGACGGACTAAATGGGACTACACGTACGGAAAGATTATACATCCCCTTACAGTTCTGGTTTTGCCGCAATCCGGGCCTCGCGTTACCCCTGATAGCTTTACAATATCACGAAGTTAAAGTAAAACTAACAACACGTGCTATGGGTGCTCTCGTCGTCGGGGATTATACCGGTGGTGTAGGAGTTGTAAAACCTACTTCCGTTGACTTATGGGCAGATTATATCTACCTAGATACTGATGAACGTCGTAGATTCGCCCAAGTATCCCATGAATATCTTATTGAACAACTTCAAAAAGATGAAGGGGCTGCCTCCGCTAACAAAAAACTAAACTTTAATCACCCTGTTAAAGAATTAATATGGGTTAACCAAGATAGTACTGTCCTAACGGAAGGTGCTGCTGGTGCTGCTGGGCAAAATATATCATTAAATCTTGGAGGTGCTGATATGACAAAAGGTAATGATTTCTTTAATTATGAGGGAGCAGCTGCTGCAACATCGGAAAGAGTTGGTGGTGTTGCGTCCAATGAAAGTTTTGGAACTATGAAACTCCAACTTAATGGACATGATCGTTTCGCAGCCCGTAATGCTTCGTATTTCAGAACCTGCCAGCCTCTTCAAGCAGGTCACAAAGTTCCTTCTAAACACATCTACTCCTACTCATTTGCCTTAAAACCCGAAGAACATCAGCCATCGGGAACCTGTAATTTCTCTAGGATTGATAATGCGAAATTTGTATTTGAGGGTGATGTCGAACCTACTGGTACACTTACCGTATATGCGATCAACTACAATGTCCTCCGTATCATGTCGGGTATGGGTGGTCTCGCTTATTCGAACTAAGTTCTTATAATATGTGTTTCATTGTATGCAAATACAACATAATATCTTTTCTTAAAAAAAAAACCTTATAATTTAAATTATTAAAGTAATTTAAAATCTTAAAAAGTAAGTTCATAAAAAAATAATGTATTAATCTTTGGTAACTTCAACAGATACATCTAAATTATCCTCTTTACCATGTGTCTGTTCGGGTTCAGGTTCTTCAAGAACAGGATCATCTGTAATTTCTTCAAACCTTTTATTTTTTTCATCTCTCGCCTCAAGTTGCTTGTATATTTCACAAACATTATGATAAGTTATCCCGATATCTTTTAATTCTTCATCTTTCCAACATCCTCTTTGTTTAGATATATCAATAATTTGTTTGACATTCTTTAACATTTGAATGATGATAGGTGATCCGGATTCCATATTTTCTTATCAATATGAAATAAATGTTTAAATAGATTTAACTTAGAAGAATAAATATTAGTATGTAGGTAGATAATTATAATGTAGGTTTTAATAAAAATATAATATTACCTTTATACCGTAGAGAAAGCAAATGTTGCGTTTTTGACACCAGTGCCTAGGAAAGATGGAACAAAAGCCATCACCCATTCTCCGGCAGATCTACAATACCATATAAGTTCTGCGCCTATATTTGTTTGGTTGTTGGTGGCTGTGGCCGCCACAACAAAGGTGTTGTTCGCTGCGGCCGCCGCCACAGTGTTGGTTGTGGTGGTGAGGGTTGGCAGCGGTAAACATCTAGCACCTCTATTTGCTACTAAATCAGCCCCTCCGATCTTTGGCGGCTGGATCATGAATGGTTCATATGTATCACCCGTACCGGTTGTGAATGTGATGCTCGCGGCGCCATCGGCCTGTGCACTAAACCTCCAAACAACGATCGTATCTTTTACTGCCGCAGGGAGAACCATCGCGGCCGCGGCACCGCCACCGTCCCATAAACATTCGGTTAGTGCATTTGCTTGTAAGGTAAAACCTGAATCCGCATTTGCGTCCGACTTTGCGACTACAGTCATACCAAAGTATTCACCTGTCAAAAATTTAAGATAATTAGATGTAAGGACACCAGTAACCTCAACATCCACTAGCGCCATATGCTTCTCAACCTGTAAATTTTGAAAATGTCCATCCTTTAAACATCCAACTTCTCCCATATTATTTTATACCTTATACTTAGAAAATAATTTTAAGTAATTTACGAAATTACATAAACACATTTTGAGTAATTTACGAAATTAAATAAACACATTTTAAGTAATTTACGAAATTACATAAAAACATTTTGAGTTTTAATTTGTGTATTTTTCTGAAATTTTTTTCTAAGTATAAGGTATAAAAAACAATGGGAGGAGGATTAATGCAACTTGTCGCTTATGGAGCTCAGGATATCTACCTTACGGGTAACCCGCAAATCACTTTCTTTAAGGTTGTCTACCGCAGACATACCAACTTCTCGATGGAGGCTATTGAACAAACTTGGAATGGGACAGTTGGCGCCGGTGGCCGTGTAACTGCCACTATTTCAAGAAATGGCGATTTAGTCCACAAATGCTATTTAGAATCAACACTAAACGCGACCAATGTGGTCAATGGACCTGCTCTTGATATATCTACAATCGCACTCGAAATTGGTGGTCAGCAGATTGACAAACACTATGGTGAATGGTTGGAAATATGGTCACAATTATCTGAACCTAATCCTGGCGGTCAAGGTGCTGGAACGCTTTACCAGAATATGTCGGGTATCGGATCTGCGATCGCCACGAATACCGGTATGGCTTTTACTGATGGGGTAGCTGGAACTGGATCGGCATTCGCGGTGGCCGATAAGTTGAATGATGTAGTAGATACCCCACTTATGTTTTGGTTCTGCCGCAATCCCGGACTTGCGCTCCCACTGATTGCCCTCCAGTATCATGAAGTTAAGGTTATTGTAGAATTTGCCGCCGCCCTTAGCGGCTCCGGTTATGTCCTCTGGTGTGATTACATTTACCTAGATACTGATGAAAGACGTAGATTTGCACAGGTATCACACGAATATCTTATTGAACAGTTACAAAGACAATCGGAGGGCACAGACACTAAATTTATCTTAAACTTCAACCATCCTGTTAAAGAATTAATCTGGACCGGTGGGTGGGGCAGCGGATTGCTCACACCCTTCAACAGTTGGGCGACGGGTGATACTTGGCAGTTAAAATTAAATGGTCACGATCGTTTTGCTGCCCGTGATACTAGATATTTCACAAGAACTCAAGTATGGCAGCATCACACTGGTTATGGTGGGTTCCAGGCGGTGGCCCAGGCAGCGGGCCACAATTTAGCTGTTTATTCCTTTGCTCTTAAACCCGAAGAACATCAACCATCTGGAACATGCAATTTCTCACGCATCGATAATGCTGAATTATCTTCCAGCAGAACAACCCCGGCAAATATTTACGCTGTTAACTACAATGTCCTCCGAATTATGAGCGGTATGGGTGGCCTTGCCTACAGCAATTAAATACAAAAAAATCAATTGATGGTAAGGATAATACGGCGTATGGTTCCATTAACATCAGTGTCAATCGTATCAGCTGAATTCTTAAATACATAAATCAACTTCTCCAATCTTTCTTCTAATACCTTAACTCTTTCTTCTAATTCATTTACCTTAGAATTATCAACGCTTTCAGTTGATTCTTCAACCTTAACTTCTTCATTTGGAATTTCCTGGACCTCTTCATTCATGGTTACCTCACGTGGGACAGGTTCTTCCTCTTCCTGTTCAACAACAGGTTCTTCTTCTTCTACAACAGGTTCTTCTTCCTCTTCCTCAACTTCTTCCTCCTCTTCTTCTTCCGGAGGTGTTTCTTCCGCAACTTCTTCCTGAACAACTGGTTCTTCTTCTTGATTGACTTCTGTAAGGTCCATAGTAATCGATTCGCTCATTTTTATAGTATAGTTTAGAAAAAAATGTTTAAATATTTATTTATATTATTTTGTCTTTTTTTAAGTTTCGTAATAATATTCTTTTATATTGACATTTCCAACTTTCACTTGGTTCCTTTTTTGTAAGTTTATACATAAGTGTTTCTTTCCAATGTTTTTACTTGTATTATAACTTAATGATTAAAAAAAAAAGATTATATTTTTTCTTGTTTATATTTTATTCTATTGTATCGAATATGTTCTAGATATGGAGTCGATACGAGACGGTGCTTTGTCCCCCTTTCACATATGGAAGCCTTCCAATGTTTGAAAACATGTAGGAACACGGCGCGGTTTGGTTCTACTATGTTTTTGACCATGTTTAATATATTGACCTTATCAATTGACATATTGTTTTGTATATTATAATAGGTCTTTAAAAATTATAATGTTTTCAATTATTTATACTTGGATTACATAGATAATTTAATTCATTGTGGATAAACTCAACCAAACAATCATCCGCTTCTTCCAATCCTCTCCACATACGACTATAATTACCAACTTGCCATTTTCCAACATTGGGTAATGTATCAAATAATGTTTGTTCGTATTCGGTTAAATTACCACCAGTATAATTTGTTGCATGTCTACTATCCCAATCATCAACCTTAGACTTATCTTCGTCTTTTACATTATTTTTAACCCAATTATAATAGGATACTAAACTTTCTTGTGCTTCGGTTATAACAGCATCACTAAATGATAAACCAGAATTTAAATGCTTTAAAATTTCTTCTTTAGAAACTTCACATTTATAGTTGTAAAAATGTAATTCTTCTTCCGTTAGATCTTCAAGATTAAAACTCATTATAGATATTATTATTAAATTATTTTAAATATTAATAAGTATCGAACGAAAAAAAGAAAAATATTGTATTTTATGAAATTAACAATCATATATGTATCTGTATTCAGCTCTATGACGTATTATTTTTTATGAGTAATTATATAACTGCTAATTTTATTTTTATTCTTTCTTTACAAATGTTACAGGTCCTCCATCCGTGCGTTCCACCATGACATATTCCACGAATATTTGGAGTTCATCCGTAACATGCTTCGCCTCTAAGACCTGGGGCGGAACATATTGTTCCATGGATTCTTCAACAGGATACCTCACACCATTCACGAGTTCCCAGCGAGGGGATGATGACATCTTTTAATACTTAGTTACCAAGAAATAACTTGAAGACTTTCAAATTTACTTTACATTAAGAATCATGGAGGGGAAGGGAATCTCGCAGAAGCACTTCCATTCTGTGTTCACGCGATGATCTTCCATGAATCCAAATTTTTCGTAGAATATTTGAAGACCCATCATACTATTCTTACCTTTCCTATACCAGAACCCACCATATTCGTTGTCGGCTGGATCATCGCTGGTGCTTATGGGACTACCTTCACTTTCTTCTTCATCCCCTTCATACAACCCGAAGTAGGTTTCTACATTTGCTCGGATGTATGTCTCATCCACATTATAGAAGGGATATTTCCCATTCTCGTTGTAGCGATGCCTCATCGTCTTTCTCCAAAACTCATGGGTGATGACATCAATAATCTCTTCAAGATAGTCCTCTTCCGAACTCTCTTCTTCTTCTGAACTCTCTTCCTCTTCTGAACTCTCTTCTTCGTCTGAGTTCTCACATTCTACAGCTATATCATTTGCTACTTCAAGGATGATATCCGTATAGTCCATCTCCTTGGCATGCTTTTTTGCAAAATCCATCAGGGAGGAACCGATACCAGACAGGTGGGAAAATGATGAAGAACAGATGTACGAGATAGATAGAGGTTCCCGCCCTTTCGGAACTTTCTTTTTTCCCGTGAAATCTTCCAGGATGATGAATCCGTGGATGCGATTGAATGGATTTCCATAGAAGTATTTGTGTTTCATCCTTTCGCGTCGTTCTTTACCACACCTACGATACTTTGTATACATCTCTTTTCCCATGGTCCCTCGCCCCCCCCCTACCGTATCTACAAGGCAAAATATGGAAAGACTGGCGACGGTCTCTGGGTTCCCCCAGTTCCCAATGTCCCAGTATTCATGGATATCTTCACGATAGGTGTTTAAGAAATCCTGGAGAGAAAGGAAGGTGAGATCTTTACGGATCATGTTGTAGTTAGGAGTGGATCTTATAGATAATTTCAAATTTGTCATCCGAGTCTTCTGTCGAAAAAAAATGGATCCATTCCCATACAACGCCTGCGTCAATCACGACGTGTGATATCGGCTCCCGAGTCATCCCGGGTCTAAGTATGAGAGATGTGTTAAAAGAACAGGGTCGTGGTTTTCCTGTTCTCCCTATCTAGGTCTTCACCTGATGTTACCTTATTAGCCGTTGCGGGCCGGTAAAACACACATGTCGTAGCTAAGGACACGATCAATCAATAGTATTGGTCTTCTACAATTATTCTACCAAGTAAACTTTCAAATTTTGGTTCAGACGACCTCTTCTGGCTCGCAGAGGCTCCGACGACCTCTTCTGGCTCGCAGAGGCTCCGACGACCTCTTCTGGCTCGCAGAGGCTCCGACGACCTCTTCTGGCTCGCAGAGGCTCCGACGACCTC